TCATTTTGTACATCCAATAGCAAGCATGACCACGTGCTCTGCACCTGCGCTTTTTAGTATCTGCTGACATGCCCTTAAAGAAGATTCAGATGTGACAACATCATCAATTATTAGAAAAGGTGCGTGCAAATTAAAAAATGCCTGATTGTTTATAGAGTCTAAATGTTTTTCGAGAGACCTATCGCCACTAATATGAGATTTTGAAACTGTCTTATATCTAACCAAGAAATCTTTATTATAAACAATACCAGGATGCGTTAACTCTGATACTAGTTTAACAAGTCCTAAACCTACTTTGTTAGACTGTGAACTAGGGACAATTGCAACTTGTAAGATACCATCTGGAAACTCATAGCTTTTTAGTCTTTCACTTAAAATCTTAGAAAAATGAGAACTTGCATATGAATATGAGCTGCTTTTCAGATCCATAATTAGCCTTGAGTTACGATCTGTTTTTGGGTTGAAGCCCCCGCGCCAAGGGTGATAATCACATAAGCTGTAAACGACATCATCTGGTCTCTTTAAAAAATCCATTTTCAAGCCTCTTCAATTATTAACGCAATACTACAGGTTGAGAAATCTACCGCAACCACCGTATCGTCTCAGGGTACAATACCACGATTCAGTCCCTTCACGTCACATGGATTCATAACTAAGTTTTGCCAATAATTCACTGAAGTTGAGAATATTTATGTACCGCGGTATAGAAGCTCTCCTTGGCTGTATTGGCTTGGTTAGTATGGTTATCCTGATCGTTAAAGGATTGATTGAGATCGCTATCTAAACAGCTCGTAGTATCGCAATGATGCATCTGAAGCTATCTCATTCCTTAGCTTTGAAAGCTCGTCTATTTTTTCACGCTTTTCTTTCGCGGTCATATTTGTGTTGATGTGAATCGCTTTGATTTTAGCGTTGATATCTGACAGCTTACTGGCTGTTTTGTTAATGCTCTTGCGAACTCTGAGTTTTTCCATACCTTTTATCTTTAGCTCTTCTGCCTTGGCTTTCTGCCCTTCTTTCAGCTGGCTTCTGATCTCTACATTGAGCTTGCTGACATCGTTTAGCATGTCGTAAAAACGGCCAACGTGCTTGCTAGTCTGCACACCATCTTTGTAGAACCTTCTGATTACTGGGAGTTGGCCAAGGTTTGCTTCTGGTTTGGTTGGCACTCCGACAACCGATTCTGTAGCGAGATCGCTAAGTGATAACGCATAACCGCCCAATGTACCGAAATAGCCTTTAAAGGCAAATTCTAGGCGTTTAGGTGAGCGCATCCATTCGGGTGCTTTATCAGGCATGGCCTCTGCTATCTGCTTCATAGTTTCAGACGTCCATGGGCTATATTGCCCTTCAGGTGTTCTGTATTGATCTCCAATGCTCAAAATAGGGCTGTCAGTAAAGCTGTTCTTATTTCTCGCGATATCAAGTGCCGGCTTGAATAGTTGAGGTGTTGCGTCCATAGCAAAGGTGCTTAGTACCATGTGAAGCAATCGATCAGCAAACAGTTTGTTATCAGCATCATCGCGCATCTGTTCGAAGGCGCGTTCAGGCAATGTGCCAAACACAGCGCCCACCTCAAACGGCTTGGGTATTCTGATGTGTTCGCCGCCGATCCAAGCGTGCCAATTGGCGTCACGGTCCCATTCTGGCAAGTCCCAATATTCCTCGTTGTCCCAGTTGGTGGCAAGCAAAGCAAGGCCAGCGGCCATAAGAATGACTCCTTTCAAGAAGAAAGATTTAGGGTTGTCTTTCGCCCCACGCCAAAGTCTGTCCAAACCTTGAATGCGAGCATTTAAGAAAGGCACCATGGTGATCAGGATTTGTGTTGCTGCCCAATCGCCACGTTTAGAGAAATTGATAACGTCTTGCGCTTCGTGTGCTGCTTCAGCTACGGTTCCACCATCTTTGATGACGGATTCAAACACCGCAATACGGTTGGCGTTTTCAAGCGATTGCCCTACTCGCATCCACGCGTCCCATAGCTGCTTAGGCTTGTGTAACGCACCGCCTTTTTTAAGCGTTGATAAGTGCTGCCTTACACTATCTGGTGCCGTGTCATAATATCCGCCACCACCTGCGCCTGCTGCCATCATTGCCCATTGCGTTTCCGATCTCTGCAAGCCTTTCGCTGCGCCTTTAATGGCGTCATAAAGTGGCGTTGTTTTCGCATTCACCGTTACCCAAGTGCTTAGCGTGTCACGCAAGAAGTTTGCGGCCATGAAGTCGGGGGCGGCAGTCACTAACGTGGTTAGCATGCGCTTTGGAATCTGAAATATCTTCATGATCCCGCTTACTCGCATGGGCCCTAACTGTGTAATGGCTCTAAACAGTGTTGGATCGGTCACGTTATATCGCTCAACTCTACCATTTCTGGTCACTGAAACCGTCCCCTTACCCGCTGTTTGGTAACGCTCAAGTTGGTTGCGCCATATCTTCAGCGTATCCTCGTCCATACTTGCTGGCTCGTACCCCATTGTTTCCAGCATTACCTTAACGTCTTCCATATCCATTTTAGCGGTCGGCATTTTTTCCATAGCCGTGCCTTCAGCAAGGTCAGCGATACGCTGCATAGCAATGTTTTTGAATGACGCATCCACCATGTGGGAGGTATTTCTTACCATGGATTCAAGAATATTTAGTTTCTCTACGCCTCCGCTTAATTTTTCTATGCCTGATTTTTGACCACTCAAGCCGCGCTTGCGCTTGAATAGGCTAAAGGCCTCTTCCTCTTGTGCCTCACTGACTCGATGGAATGGAACATAATCGTCATTTTCCCATAGCTTTCTTGCTTCTGGATCAATCAGTCCCGCCTGTTCGGTCATATCCAAAACGGCTCTGTTGAAGGTTGCCCATTCTTTTTGCGCTGTTTCAAATGGCTTTTTTAAATCCTCGTTTTTATCAACATAGCTTAAAATTTTACGGATTTGAGCACCTGTATAATTGCGCTCGCGCTTTTGAGACGCCTTGGCTTTACCTTGATCGAGCATAGATTTGGCTTCTCTCATATCACTTTGCCATCCTGCCATACCGCCCGGGTATTTCGCTGGCGCTGTCGCTCTTAGTTTAACCATCAATGCTCGCGCTGCTTTTATTTCTGCAAAGCCTTGGTTGTTCGCTCTTTCATCTTCTTCCATTAAGCGTTTGGCACGTCGCGCTCCCGCCCACGTTTCCCATAGTTCCATCTTTCCTGCATCTGCAATTGGCTGGAATATTTCAAGCAAACCTTTTGTGCCTTTCTTGATCTGGAACGCGCCATCTTTGTACTCTAATGCGCCCTTGCGCATCATTACTTCCATAACGGAATCGAGGTTGGCGGTTCGTAATGCTGCTTTGTAAGCGGACTCTTGCCCGTCCATCAACTTCCCCATGTTTATATCTTTTTCAAGGGATTCAATTGAGGCATACGAGTCGATTAGACCTTGCTTGATAATTGTTAAGTCAACTTCCTTGGCGTTGTTTGCATATCGCTTAGCTTTTTCCAAAATCGACTCTTGAGCTTTTGGCTTGGCTTGCGTATCACGAACGATTTTATCTATGTCGTCCGGTATATCAGACTTGATTGACAGGTTTATGCTGTCATTTACCCTGTCTGAATCGCTTTCCTTTCCGTCTAGATCTACTTTCACCATGTAACGGCTCTCGACTTTATCCCTTGCTGTTACCAGCATGTTGAGAATGTCATTGTCAGACCATTTGATATTGGGGAAGTAATTGCGTAGCCATGCTTTTAATTTGGCTACCAGCTTTCCGAGCAAAGACGGTTTTTCGTTCTTCTCAGCCATCTGAGCCACTTTTTCTTTGCCTAGAAGAATGCGTCCTTCTTTGGTTTTGAAGTCAGCACCATAGGCTTTTATTAAGTCCTGCAGTTGTTGAGGTCCATAGCTGTAAGCAATGCGCTCCATGATGGAATCACCGTCTTTGCCAAGCATATCGAGCACCGCTTTATGCCCCACCACTTCATGAAGGAAGATAGAAACCGCTTCTTTTTCGTCCCTGATACCATCAGCGATAAGATAGTTTTTGGCGCCAGCATTCACACCGCGAACCGTAGCATTCTCGCCTTTAGACTTAGACAATTGCTTCTTAACTAAGAGGCGAATAGCAAAAGGTAAATCGTTAACAGACTGCACTACATGAAAGGTGCTTTCTTCGTGAAGTTGCTTAATGAGCGGCTCTACTGCTTTACGTATGTCGTCAGCCTTCATGCCGCTTGCTGCGTTCGCGTTAAGTGACATTAGCGCTTCTTTGGGTGGCTTTAACTCATCAGTTACACTTATATCGCCATTTTCTGGCTTATCAATGATGATTGCCTTGGTTCGCACGGCTGTCGGGTTTAACGAGGATTTAAAGGCGTTTTCTGGTAATGCTTGGGTTTCGGCATCAAGATCATCAAGCCATTGACTGAATGCCTTATTACGTTTGTTTTGGCGTTCGCCTGCCATGCTAGACACGATCGCAACTAATCGACCGCCTGGCTTTAATTTGTCATAGGCATGCGCTACATGCTGAATGTCTTGATCGCTGCTGAACGGAGGATTCATAACGATGCGATCGTATTCGCCGATGCCACCGCTGTATTCAAGGAAATCATCACCAACAAGCTTGTAACCTTTTTCACTTAGTATTTCACGTAACTGGCCAGCCATTTCAACAGCATCGACTTTTGCACCGGCCTCTTTTGCTGCGTCTGCCAGTAAGCCATTGCCCGCAGAAGGCTCAAGTACTTTCATGCCAGCCTGAATATCGGCTAACTCAACTATCTCGCTAGCCGTTTCTCTTGGGGTTGGAAAGAAGTCATTGAAAGCATTGCGATTACCGACAACTGTGCGCTGTAGGTCTCGCTCCATAATTCCTAGCTTAGTCTGTGCCTCACTAACATTCGACAAACCATTTTCAATTTGCATGAACTCAAGCAAAGCAGCCCGTAAAGAGTTGCGATTTTTAATACCCATGCGTTCAAGGCGCTTAAGATCAGCGTTCATGTCTTTCGCGAAGTTGTATTTAAGTTCCTCTTGGTGGTTATCTACATACTTACGTAGAGCATCAAGCTCCTGCTGATTCATGTTAATAGTTTTAGAGTTATCGGCATTGGCGGTTTTGCGACGAATAGACCTTCCTGCCAAAACGTAGCCTTTAGATTTAGTCATCCGCTGGGCAAGATCATCAAGAAGAGCTGGACGAGCATCGATTAGTGGCATTTTTACATACTTAACTTTTGTCTCCGGTGCCACGTTATCTTTGAAAACAGTGTCGCCATTTCGAGTAGTTTGTTTTAGGTCAGATGGAGCGTAGTATTCAAGAGAGCGAACAAGTTTTTGCAATAAATCAATTTGTGTTTTTTGAGTTAAGCCCTTTAAAACAGACTGATTATTTTCTGCGATCGCTTTCATCATTGCGGCTGTTTTAAGCTCTTGGTTTGCTCGACTACGCGCAGAATCTGCCTCGTTCATTCGCTTAAACGTATTCTCTTTACGATCGGCATTGAGCACACCGCTTGCTTGTTGTTCTAAACGATCTGCCATGGCTTTTAGCTTCTCAGCTGATTTGGTTTTCTTAGCTGCTTTTGCTTCCTGCTTGCTCTGAGTAAGGTCAACATCTTCACCATTCACCCAACCACTAAACACCTCTGCATCCTCACGGGTTTTCAAATAAAAATTCCCGCGGTAGTACCCACCCCCCATAGAACGAGCAAAGGCCGCTGCTTCCTTAAATTTATCTTTTCCTAGTTTAGTGATCACTTTTACATTAAAAATGGTTTCGCCAGTTTTGCCGTGTTTAGATTCTTCTGGCTCACCTAGTTCAATAGCCTCTTCCTGATCTAAACCTGTTTTCACTACTGGCTTATCGGCCATATCCTTTTCAGCAACAAGACGATCATATTCGGCTAGCTGCTGGTCGGTTAAGTTATCGCGGCCTTTTGCACGAATAGCATCGCGGAAATCATCAAGCGTTTCTGGATTTTGGATGCGCTTATTACGCTCTTCGATTTGTTTAGTACGTTCTGCAATTTGGTCGCGACGGAACTGTGCGTAGTCGTCTACTTGCTGTTGAGTGAGTGTTGCAAGATGCTCACGGCTTTCTTTAATAATTCCTGCTTCATCGTAGCTACGTGACGTAATCATGCCAGACGTATTGCCGATAAAACGGTAATCCTTCAATGCCGAGGTATAAGCCATGTCAACCAACTTGGCTTTCTTGGTATCAGAGTATGCGTGGGTCACAAATCCCATTAGCTGCTTTTTATTAAGCTTATTAAGCTCTGCTTTTGCAGACTCAGGGTCGGATGCTAAACGCTCAAATCCATCTCGTAATTCTTCAATGGAAACGGGCTTTCCATCATCCATGCGTGAGCGAGCATCATTAAAATGTGCGTAGGACGGCCCATTAAACGACTCTGAGAGTTTTCGCGTAGCCTCTTTAGGTTTACCAGTAATGGTAATATCAGAGACTTCTTTACCAGTTGCGGCACTTTCTTCACTAATATCGGTATTTTGTTTACCAAGATCGTCTACTTGTTTACCACTAAGATTTGTCTCACTGGCATTATTTTCAATATTCGCTGCGGTCGTGTCAGATTGCTCTTGTATGGCTTTTCCACGCACCCCAAAACCTTTGTCTACGGGGACCACTTCGGCGTTGGGTGTGGTTTTGAATGTCTGAGAAAGGCGCGCTGTTTTTTCTGAGCTAAACGGTTTTCCGGATTTGCTTAGCTTTACTTCTTGTTGTTCTGGTTGTCCCGCTTGATCTCCTGTCTCCACTCGTCCGGTACCACTAGCGGTGCTTCGTCCTGGTGTTTCCCGCTGTTGTTCACCTCGTCCGTCGCTATTACTAGCATTTTGCGTAGCTGTTTCGGGCTGAGTTTGAATGGTGCTTGGTCTTTGTTGTCTAATTTGTTCGTTGGCATTGATTAAACCTTTTGCTGTAGGTGCTGGCGCTGTTCCGAACAGGCCTTCACTTTGGGAGTTTTGGAGCGCTGATTTCGCCTGAATAGCTAATGATGATAGACCATCGCCCATGCGTTTTGCTGATCGAATGTTGTTATTCAAGAAATTGGCTAGATCAGATGTCGCAGAATCAACCGGCTCCCCCTTCTCAATATCAAACTGACTTGTTAATTCTTGAAGAGCAATATTGTCCCGACGGCTTTTCTTGATTAGTGCAACTGCATCCACAATCGTTTTTGTTAGCTCTGGCAGATCACCGTTAAGCTTAGCGTAATTAGGTGCGGCGATTACAAGGGCATTTGTTACGCCCTTCACATCACTTGTCGTAGAGTCTGTAGCTTCATCAATCAACTCATTAGATTGATAGGCTTTAGCAAATATCGCATTTTGGAGGCGCGTCGCGCCTTGCTGAGTTAATGATCCATCTTTACCAACCAACCCCGCTCGCTCATTGTCGCTCAATCGCCCTAAAAATTTACTGATAAAAGCTTTGTTGCTAGGTGCAGCTACATCACCCGACTCAGGCAAGTTCACTAGATCCAAGTCTTCAGTTTGGATCCGCTGAGCATCGGATTTTGCTTGCTCCGACGGTTTCAAGCTTTGACCTTCGCTCGTGTTGGCATCCTTGGTATAAGCGGTTAATTCCTCCGGTGTCATTTCTGTTTGACGCTGGCGAACCAATACGGGGTTTTCAAACTGAGTCAACTCATCAGGGTTGATGCCAAAGCGTTCTGCATTTTGCTCTAGGTAGCTCTTGTAATTCCCTGCCTTGCCTTCGCTGTACGCTTTTCGGATGGCTAGCGTTCGACCGTTGCCGCTTTCAACCACACCATTTCGAACAATGGGCGCGCCCGTCGATACGTCAGCGCTTTCAATTAGCTTTTCAGGGATCAGGCCGTTTGCCATTCGATTGATTTGGTCGCGGCTTGAGTCTGTTGTTCGGTCGCGGTTCTGTAGCGCTTGCGGGTAGCTTGGATTGGGTGACAGGTCTTCGTTATTGCTCGTAACCAAGTCGTTGGCGTCAACGATATGGTATTGCAAATCTACAGGCTGATTTGATGGTGTGTAGGCTTTTGTGGTGTTGCCTTTCGCTGCCTTGATTTCAGTCTTGCTTTCTAGGCCATCAAGCTGCACCTGCTGAGACTGCTGTTTTTCTGCCTGCTGGCGTATTTTCAAATCATCACGTAAGTGCTTTGCTTCCTGTTCTTGCTGCTGTAGCAACTGCTGCTTACGTTTGACTTCCTGATAAACTGGATCGTCATTTTTACGGCTTGGTTGTGGCCCTGTGTATGGATCGGTTAAACCGTCGGATCGTGCGGGGCGAACATTGCTTTCAGGTTTTTCGCCATAAATGATTCCTGAGTCTTCAAGCGCTAGTACATCAGCCACCTTCTGTGGAGCCTCAAGCGGCAAAGGATCGCGCAACACTTCGCCATCGTAGACATTGCCGTCTTGCTGCTGCTCGGTGCCTTGAGGAAAGACTTGACCAAGGTATTCACCCTCTCTTCCTGTATTCCGTGGCTCACCAAATTGCCCCTCAAAGGCTGCTTGGTTCTTTTGACGCGCCTGGATTTGCTCTTGGCTTGGTTCTGGGCGCTCACCATAGATGATATTTTGATTGGGTAGAGCAAGCTGCTCTGGTTGAGTTTGTTGGCTTTCTACTGGGCCAGAAAAGTCCATAGGTTGCTCGCCAGTCAGTTCGGCTCGTCGCTGAAGCAGCTCATTTCGTTTTGCTTCAAGCTCTGCAAATTCAGATTCAGTTAAGTTGTCGCCATTTTCAACCATCAAGCCTTCAATCTCGGCAAGCTGTTGCTCTACAGCTTGATAGCCTTGATCTTGCTCAGAGAGGTTAAGTTGATCATCTGTATTGTCTTTAGGTTTACGAAAACGATTGAAAGAAGCGCCAGAGGCACCAAAAGCACCAAAAGCACCACCGACTGGACCACCAACAATGGCGCCTGTCAGCGCATCGCCAATTACATTATCCATTGTTTTAGTTGGTACCGCTGGATTAACCGCCATGTTAGAAATAGCTGTTTGACCACCGCTTTCAACAAACTCTTGTGAGCCTTCTGTAATAGCACCCGTTGCGGCCGCTTTACCAATACCGCCAGCTTCACCACGGAATAGCTTACCCATCACTGGCCCAAGTGCGCCCTGGGTAATCGCACCCATAATGGCACCATCTTTTGCCGCTTCGGTTGCCAGCTCTCGCGCCACGCTTTCACGCGCCTGCTCTAACGCTGCGGGATGGTCCAGCTCTTTTGTGTCTCGTAACTCCCAATAACGATTCTGAAAAATTTCAGCGTCTTTCAGGATATTAAAGTCTGCATTAGCAACGGTTTCATAGGCTTGATTACCTGTAGAACCGCCAATGCTCGCAGCACCGACACCACCAAAGCCTACTACATCAGCGCCTTTGTCTAACACTGTAGCCGCTTTAGCGCTTTTACCTGCAACTCCTGTTGCTTTGCCCGCCGCCGAGATGACCTTAGTAACACCAAATCCGGGGGCCATTGTTGGCGCAAAGCTACCCAATCCACTGATAAAGTTAAGGCCAAAACCTTTTGCGTTGCTACCCTCTTTAAAGCCGTAACCCAGCACACTACCGTCGTTTTCTTCCACGCCAAAGTTCTGGAACGCCTCGCGGCCACTTTCAGACATTTGATCGATTTGGTTGTTTGCTTGCTTACGTAACAAGTCGGCACCTTTACCTGCCGTCTCTGATCCGGTTAGGTATCTTGCACCGTCTGCTAGGTCGGCAACACCACTTAAAATACCATGCTGCAGCGCATCAACAGAGTCACCGAAAAAGCCTTGTTCGTTTTCTACTTTTGGTGCGTTGAGCGCTCGTTTTTCGCTTAATCTTTTTTCAATTCTTTTTTGGATTTGGGCCAATCGCGCCATTTCTTGTCTTTTCTGATTATCCACGGTGTTCTCCACAAAAAAAGCCGCCCTTCTGGGCGGCTTGTGATGTACTGGTTTGATTCAATGAGGTGTTATCGATACAGGGAGGCGTTAGGATCTAATGGCACGCTTCGCGAATATCGCTCATTCACACTGGACGACTGGAGTATTCCGCCTGGCTGGGTAGGTGTTGTTGGTGCTGGCTTTGGTCGTGGTATGCCCACTGAATAAGGGTCTGGTGCGGCTTGCCGTTGAGGGTTAGTGGCTTGCGTCTGGCCTGACTGGCCGTAAGGGCCATAATCCTCTTCAAATTCTTCTACTGTCATCGTTCCAGCCGCAACCATGAGTCTTGCGAGTTTGATTACATCGGGGTCTTCGTCTCGCTCTTCAAGGTACTTAATGTATTGCTCGCCTGTTGCTGAGTCCGTTTCAGTAATAGCAGGACGCTCACCTATCTTATCTCCCATATCGTTATAAATAGGTACCATAGTAATTTTCGACTCTTTATCTGCTGGCTGACGACTCTTAACGCGCTCAATCACGCCTTTTACTTCTTGAGCCGGTATACTGGCGACTTCATTACCGCTTGTGTCATAGCCAATAATCCCGCCATCTTTAGTCATATCAAAAGTGGCCACGTTTTCAAACTTGTTATCTTTTGACATGTTGACCATCATGGCTGCCCCCATAGGGTCGCCACTCTTAATCAGCTGAATCATTCTGTAACGCTTCATGTCCAGCGCCTCCGCGAGCTGAACTTGCGCTAATGCCTCATCCTTTTGGTTAACAATGTCAGAAATGCGCTTATCCCAGGCAAGTGCTTCTTCGCTGACTTTTTGTCCTGCTTCGGTGTTGCGATATTCTTTGTATTGATTGTCCAACTTCGCAGCCCTTATGCTTTGCTCTTGAGATTGTTGTTTAAAATTTTGATACTCCGGTGACAGCTCAATCTCTCTAGCAGTGTTTTGTTGTTGAATGCCGATGCCTTGTGCTTTCGCATTGGTCAGGCTTTGCCTCGCTGCGTCTAGGCCAATTCCTGCCATCTCTTGCCTTTGAGTTATTGCCTCTGGCGTCATTTTTTCTTCAGCCATAGCAGCATTAACACCGCCAATTCGCATGCCGATACCATGAGACTCTTGAGCTCGTTGATCTGCCGCTTGGCTTCGCTCTTCTTGCTTTTGGCGTAGTCCCCAGTTTCTGTTGCGCTCTTGGCCTTTTAGAAAGCCGTCTGCTAAATATCCTAATCCAAAACTCATCGATTAATCCCCAATAAACCTGCGCCAAACCTGCCTTGGTTAAATTCACCATCAGCAGAACCTTTCCACTTACCCTGATCATCATATGAGCCATAAGAATCCATAGCGGCCCCCGCTATACCCATGCCCATTTGGACTGCTCCCGACGTTTGCTGTCCATACATTTGTGCTTGAGTGCCATAGGCACTGGCTTGGTTAGCGTAGTTGCTTGACGCGCTACTCATTAATCCAGCAGACGACGATGGCAGCCCTTTACCAAGGCCCACAGCCGCCACTTTTTGGCTGTAGTCCATTTGCTCAGCGGTTGCTCTTGCCGTGTTTTGAGAATTGGCCTTAGCAACGGCTTTGGATATCGCGGACTTTCGAGTGTTCTCAGCGTAGGCGCCAGAATTCGGGTTAATCCCCATACGCTGCAAGTTTCGATTGCGAGACGCTTCTGCACTATCAAAGGCTGATTGCGTTGTTAAACCCGCCTTCGTGACCATTTCTTGCTGCTCAGCACTGCTAATCCCTGCGTTAGCAACAACCTCTTCTTCTAGTGGTCGATAGGTGGTTTTATAGTAATCGTACTGCTCCTTTGCCATATCAAGCTGCTGCTGAGCGATAGCGTTTTGAGATGCAAGCGCGTCACCTTGCTGGTCCATGGATTTGTTCGCGTTTTTGTTGGAGCTATAAGCAGAAAAGGCAGTTACACCCACTGCTGCGATGGCTACTGACATAGCGGACCCCCTTTGGTTTCAATAGATGGCTGCTTGTTCGATTCTGGCAAAGATTTGTATTCACTCATTGTGCGAACTGTCAGCTCTTTCACAATGTTTTCAGGGTTTGATTCATCGGTTTTATGCACTGTTACCCAGTGAGTATCTTCATAGGCATAACCCGCGCGTTTTCTTCCCGCCTTGCCATCCATAATATTCACACCCTGAAAACGCTTTATTCCGTCTGGTGTTGCCACTGCTATGTCACCGCTTAACATGATGTCCACGTAATCGAACTTATGCACGGCACCCGTCAATATGGTCCCTTTCGGGATTGTTATTTCTCGAACATACATGCCGTTTATAAATCGGTGCTCCACCGGCATTTCTACTTGCTCAAGCGTTAGCAGCTCCGCTTCTAGCTCTTCGATTTTCTCGTTCACCTTGCCCGCCAAAACCTGCTTAATGAACTCTTCTGATGGGATTAACTCTTTATTTTCTTGAGGGGTATTCATGACGTATACCTTTTTTTAGGCACAAAAAAACCGCCAAGAAGGCGGTTATTTGATAGGGTAATTGGTTTGCTTACACGTTTGGCAGCATGGGAAAACTATAGCTTATTCGTTATCATAAGTCAGCAATATGGTCACTAATTAAACGATGGCTCTCGTTGTAATTATTGGCGCGCTAAACGATGTCGCGTTTCCAGGTGTGTTGACCACGGCATAGTATGGGGGCGGGAAGCCTAACTGCTGATAATAAAGGTGGCTGCCGTACACAACAGAAGAGTCAACAACTTGGTTATTGTTGAGGGTTACTGAGCTTTGACTTAGATAACCGTCCGTTCCTTGCCACACTAAACCGAGTGTTTTGGTGCATCTTACTTCTGCCCAGCTATCTGTCCTGTACCCCACTATTTCCATCCTATAAAGCGTGGTACAACTTTGGTAAGACACAAGCTTGCTTTCGCAGCTATACCCGCCTCCTGAAAATCCACAAACATAGCCCTGCCCAAAAACATAGCTGCATTGATAGGTAGGGCTTTTGTAGCTACAAACAGTTTCATACTTGTAAGCCGTATTACATACTTGATAAGGCACCATAGCTGTGACTGGGTAAGTTGTTGATCCCCCGCTCGATGAAAACGTAATGCTGGGGCTTTGAGGGTTGCATAGAATGTACATATCCTGCTGTGTTGCCATTCCGCCACTACTAATATATCCCGTGTTTTTAACGTCCATGTAAGTATGGTCTGAGTGAAATTTCTGAGTGCCATTTTCGTCATAAAGTATGATTCCACAACCTTCTTCCGGCAGCGTATAGAATGGCACCAAAACAGCAAAGTTGGCGGTACCCGATCCACTCACGTAAAGCCTAACGCCTACCCTACGCCCTCCGCTAAAAATATAACCTAGAAAAGAAATACCAAAACCTAAATGCCTAATGGCTACCGTCATATTTGTGTGCGCAAACTCGCTAAATGATACCTCACGGTATCCCGTTGTCAGCCAAACAGACTTTTTACCCAAAAGAACAATGTTTCTATACTGGTCATCTAATTTAACCTGAGTGTTGTTGATTGTTACTTCAAAGCCGTAAGTCATTTTTTACCCCGGCACAAATGCGTAAATAATGATCGCTGATCGGCTTCTTGCTGGCTTACACCATTCTGGAAAACGATCTAAATTTGAATCATAAGTAACACTAGGTGAATAAGACACAACTCGCGCCCCCACATCGAACGTAACTTTATGCGGGTAATGTCTCATATTCGAATCGCCATCCAGCTGAACAACTGTTATAGCAACATGAAGGTTGTCCGGTATGTCGAACCGCAAGGTGCCCGAGTCGTTCGCGCCAACAACAACATCAAGCACTTTTTTGGTGATTCGCGTACTTAACTTAAACCCTTCTGACCCGCCAGCGGTGTAAGTTACAAACCCATACTCAGCCATTTAATACTCTTATCGGATCGTTTGTGATGGTTATCATATCCCCATTTGGAGAGCTGAAATTCGTCTTGATCCTAAACCTATGCACCCCTTCTTTTAATGTGCTGGTGAACTCTGGCGTAAAAGTAATATTGATCTTGCCTGGCTCACCGTCCGCAGCTTGAACACTATTTTCTTCTATTGTTTCTATGGTTTCCCCGCTCTCGTTAAGCACATCAATAGCGAAAGAAAACGCACAAGATTCGAAGTTTAGTTTTTCGCCATTGCTGTCGCTAAAAGTAAGCGGAACAACTTTTTTTTGACCTTTGATAATGTCGTAAATGTATTCAGTCATTATAACCTTCCTATTTTTACTCGTAGAGTGCCGTTTCTGTCGAAAACTTTGATGCCGTCACCGTCTTGCTGAACCCGACCATCGCTTGTGCTTGAGTTCAGTTCAAACGATCCGTCATCATCCAATCGAACGCCTGTCTGATTGGGAATGTAATTAGAAGACCGAACTTTTCTGACCGTAAGCGTGTCCGTATCAATTCGAAGGGAGTTGATTTTTCCAGCCGTTATCTTGTCAGCAGAAATATTTTCAATCATTGCGTTGGTGACCACCAAGTTCACCAGGCTGGCCGCATCCATCACCACCATGCGTTTTGTTGTGCCGTCTGGTTGAGGGACATCGGCAACGGAAAAGTCCAGCGCATCAGCGCCAGGCTTTGATATGCTAAATTGATCAACGTCAAAGTGTGCGCCTGTGCTTTGACCATCAGCAATAAGGCCAAAACCTGAGACTCGTCTTACCCCGTTGTCGTCTATCTGAAATTTTACTGTCCAGTTTGCACGTAAACCGTCAATGCTTTTCGCTTGCTGTTCAATTGTTGCAGTTTGATTATTTATGGTTGTTTCAATCTGGGTTATCGCCGTAGCTCTTGCCGTTGTCTCTGTGCTTACAAGCTCTGACAGTTCGGTAATAGACGCTTTTGTTGCACTTAATCCTGATTTGTATTCGGACTCTAGCCGTTCATATCGTGTTATTTGGGAACGATCGGCTTTTGAGGACTGCTCGATATTTTTAATATTTTGAGTCTGTGCTTCAAAATTTGACTGTTTTAGCACAGTGATAACGTGGGATAGTCTCTTAACGCTTGCACCATCAAGCCAAGCTGCTATCTCATTAACGTCTGTTTTAGTTGCAAGAGTCGTTGCTTTATCTGTTTCATATGCCGCTTCGTACTGCTCAACCACTTCGGCCAATGAAGATAATTCATCAGCAAATGTTCTTTGTGCTTGAGTTATGGATGCGCTGGCAGAGCTTAGTCCTGTCTTGTATTCGGACTCGATACGATCAAGGCGGCTTATTTGCGCCCTATCGGCATTAACAGACTGATCAATGCTTTTGAGTTGTTGTGCTTGAGCATCAAAGCTTGCTTGTTTAAGAGTTGCGACGGCTTGAGATAGACGTTTAATGCTGGCGTCATCTATTCCAGCCGCTATATCGTTCACTTCCGTTTGGGTCGCACGCGCATTAATGTCACTTTGCTGGCTCCGAAACTTGGCATCAATGCTCCCGAATTGCGAAACAGAGCTGTTATAAATATCGTTTTTAGCTTGTGTTAGCTGGCTCACACTGGCTTTGCTTGATAGTCCCGTGGTTGGGTCCGTTACTGACGATTCAAGTGAATCTAGGCGCTCTGCCGTTGCTGTTTGGTCTGCCGTGTATGTTTGTTGCCAGTCTGCAAAGTTTGATTGTGACAAATAGGTACTGTCGATGGATTGATACTGACTCTCAAGCGTACTGGTTCTGCTTGATAACGCATTTAATGGAGTGACTGCATTATTATTTACATAGGTTGTTGTTGCCCATCCGGTTGTGTCTGCCGCAGATATTTTATTAAGCACCTCGGCAATAACACTTTCATCGGTCGCTATTACATTGATCGCCTCTTCAACTGCTGAATCCCTTGCAACCCCTAAGTCACTTTCGAATTTAGCCGTTAACGCCGTAATCGATGACGCTCGCGCTGAGCTTTCGTTTGCGATCGCTTCATCAAGCCTATTTACTTGAGCCGACGACGTGCTTCTTAACGTCTGATAGTAGGCGGTGAGCTCTTGGTACTGCTGTATCCGAGCCACTTCTTCATTAGAAATACGAGCGAGTGCTTTTAATTCTCGCGCATCATTGCCAACAAGACTTTCAATAGATTGAAGCGCTTGAAATGACTTAATTCGATCTTGCGATTCAGTAAGTATGCTATTGGCTCGCTGCTCTGCCTCTTGACCTATCGCTTCAATTCTTTGTTGTTTTTCTTGCGCAATCGCTTCAGAGCGGTTCTGAACTTCGTTTGATACTGCAAGCACTCTGTCTGCAATTTCGGACTGAATTGCGTTTTCAATGGTGGGTATTTTTACTATTTCATCACGTAGGCCCTGAACAAGCTGGCTCGATGTAATTTTGTCATTCAGCGTTTCAAGAACTACTGATGGATCAAGATTGGTTGTCGCGCTAACGCCATCCACAGCGTTGTAGTCAGACTTTTTACCAGCATGCGTAACAAAGCGAATCCAGTAATAAAACGTCCTGCCTGGGTCAACAGCATCCGTATAGTATCGATAAGCGGGTCTGGCCCCTAAGTCTACAGCGGTAGAAAGGTTGTTTTCTGTGCTGCGCCATACTTCTGTGTAAGCATGGTAAGGGTAGTTTGGTGCGTTCCACGTCAAATAGACATTGGCCGTGGTTGGGTTAGCTTGTAGGTTTTTAGGATTTGGCGGGGCCGCAGTAACCAATTGATTGCCAGACGGTGCAACTACGGTCGCGTATTGGCCCTTGCCACGCTTCGATAAAAGAAACTCGGCCACACCTGCATCGGTTAAATCTCGAATCTTTACCGCTCTGTCTAGCGGGTCACCACGGTCACCTTGATCGATCTGGATTTGTTCGCGGATGGCGTTGAGCAATGTGTTGATGCCTGATAGCTGGCCAGTAAAGCGAGCTGGCTCTATTTGTGGTCGCTTTGCCTTAGCCATTCACGGACTCCATATCATTGCCAATTAAAACGGCTTTTACTGTGTTTGTTCCCCGTAATTCCACTTCGACAAACCTTGCTCGCCTTCCTGTATGTATTCGAAAGGGTTGATCGTCTTGATAGGTAACAATCGTCTCCACACCATCAAAAATAATGGAAATTTCACCTGGATAGGGATCAGCAACGACACGGCAAACGCTGTATGGCATCAGATTAGGTAATAAAAATTGCGCTGAACGCCATGTATAGCTGACAAGATCACCCTGTTGAAAAGAAAGAATATCGCCATCTTTGAGCAGATAAAGTGTGTCCGTTGCTAAATCGTTGAAACCAGAATCGACGTAAAAATCCAGCTCCGTTAGCGCACCCGTCTTTGCTGACGAGTCTAAGACATAGCCGCCCTGCTTGGTTCCGTTGTCATAGAAGAATATGTATTTCTCGTCATGGTAATAAGCATGAATACTTTCAGGCTTTAGCGCTTGCCATTGATCACGAGAAAACAAATCATCTCCGATTAGCTGAACGCCCGAAGCACTGCCCTTAGCCAAGCCATCAGGAGACGCATAAATTGCGGCATTACCAACATCGACCAAACTACGCTTGCTAACACACGATTGGTTACTATCCATTTGTTGCAGCAAGATAGAGCCCGGTGTCGTGCCCAACGCCAAATACGGTTTACCTGTCGTGGTCACTAGCAAGCCCGAACCAATAGCCGCAATGCTAACAATTGGGTTTTCTGTCGTTAGCCGATACATCTTTGGCCAAGCGTAAGGTAAGAAAGGTTCTGAGAAGCAAAGCTGATTATCATTGAAGCCAGCCAGCACACCGTTGGGCATAACCGTTAGACCTATTAGGTCATCAGACGGCAAGTCATAGTCGTAAGTTGATAGAGCTTCACCAAGCGTTAATGCTTCTGCAGTATCAATATAAGTGCTTGTTGCTAGGTCCAACTCGGTAAGAAAATGAATATCACTCGATGCAGCGGTACCACGGTAAATTCGTTTGCGGGTGATGTTGTAATTACCGTCGTATGACGTTGGCAAATTAGATAGGGTACAACCCTGCTCTGTGCCTAACTCAATATTCACTGGTAGCGACGGTGCGCCTTCATACCCTTCTTCTGTAACAAAGGTCACAACATAAACACGGTCTTCTAATTCAAAGTCGGTTTCTGGCGCATCCCCTGTAATATCACCCGCAACAATTTGACCGTCTGGCGCTGGTACTCCCAAAGAAAACGAAGCACTAGGGTATGGCGAGGTTGCCGTTGCAATGCTTGACGTGGTGCGCTTTGGTTTCACACCATCTGTCCAATACATTTCACTTCGTGCCGAACCAAATATCTGAGACGGTACCATATCGACGTGAGAGCTGAACTCAAACCAGTAAGGCGTTTCACCTGGCTGATAACGCGCAATAGACTGAACATTATTAAGCTGCGTAGAAGCAACAAACGCATTGCCTTTCATTGCTTCAAGCTGGCCTCTTTCGAGCTGTGCGTTCTTAGCGACTTGGGCCAAAGGGGCTAATTTGTGCGGGGCAACAACGGGCGCTATGCCCGTAAAATCCGTGATTCGTAGGGTCATAGAAATCGATTCCGTTATTTATTTACCGTATTCATCGCACCAAACGGGGGTGATTAACTCACCCGTACCGTGCGGCTCTGTGATATAACAAATAGGCCTCTGAGGAGGAGGCTCTGGTGTGAGCAGGTTATTAACTCCCCACGACACCAAGGCCGCAGCGCCCAATACTACCCAATCAATTCCAAACATAATGGCCTCCTCTGCTTATTTCAGGCACAAAAAAACCGCTTTCGCGGCCGTGAGTTCTTATTTACATTTCCAATGGTTTAACTTTCTAATTCGTTGATCGTCGTGCGAGCCTCTTCGCGCTTAACCAGCTCATCAGCATACTGTTGTGTTAATGGAGTAACATCGCCACCTGTTACATTTGCTTCAGCTATCTTAGCGATTATCCAATCCGTTTTGGACAGATAGGATTTTGCTTCAGTGATTTTATTTTTGTTAATAAATGGGGCTAGGTACTTTGTTGCTCTGGCCTCAAGCTCATCCGCAGTCAGTGGAACATAAGGACGAACCAATTCAGTAGCTTCCTCAACGGCTGGCGTGATCATCATACCGTCTTCGTCACGCACTTCTTCAACGCCTTCCGTGACAATCACCGTTTCATTCAGCCAGTCAGTAAAAGAAACCGTACCCTCCGGAATAACTTCCCGCTCCTTGGTGATTTCAACCTCTTCACCAATGTCGTTTATCTCCGTTTCAACATACGATTCCGTTACAGTGAATAGCGCAGTGTATTTAGTAAGCATTTCAGAATTAAATTGAGCCTTATTCTCCTCTTCGATTGCCTGTTTTAGCACTAATTTAATAGCACTTAATGGTTTATCTTTGGCAATCATTCTTTCAATTTGCTCGTTCATTATTTGCTCCCTACGAATGAGTTAAGCGGTATTGAGCGTACAGAGGTGATAATCGTATTGGCGTTATCGTCCAGCAAAGTTCCGTCACTAAGTTGAGTGAATTGTGCGCTATCGCCATCGTACACCCCAGCATTGCTGATCATTTCTTGGCTGTACATATCAAGACACGCCAGGCCATTATCTAATTCACTAAGAGCATAGAAGCGTTTTGATGCTGGTGATACGGCACCATTAAGCAATATTTGTGAGTGGGTTGCTTTTAGTAAAGCAGCTCCTAAATCTTCAAACCTAACAGAATACCCAAATGCACTTGTCGCCAGCGTGCTCACTTCTTGGCCTTCGTAGTTAATTAATTTGTAAACATGCCCATCTACAGGTTTATCGCTACCTGATCTTTCAGAAATGCTGCTGTCTGGTATGTAAAACAAAGTCCCTACTGGGTAAGAACCTATCATAGTGTCCTTATTTTTTGTGCCTACTAAAACGTCCCAAGTGAATGCTGTGTTTTCCAAAGCCTTTTGCTCGTACCCATCAGCAGCATTGCTCACTGGCACTTTACCAATAGCACTATAAACAGCATTACCACCTTGGTGTATTGAATAGCTGTTACTGGAGAATACTTTAGGCAATACAGATAACGTAGTACCAGATTGAGGCTCTATAGCTGAGTTGGTTTTAGCTGTGTAGTTAAAAATCATAAAATATTGTAATCCAGAAATAGGATTAGTGTTTGTTACTTTATTTGTTTCATCTACAACAATATTAGCTTCATATGTTGTTTGATCATTAGGGAAATAGATTGTAGAAAGAAATTTGGTTAACTTTTTAGAAAAAGTCATGGTAAAAGGTGATGCCATGCTTGAGTAATCAGTACCATCTTGCCCAACCAACAAAGGATTCATACCAACAACAGACTTACCAGCAGACAATCGATCTTTTAAAGACTGAGGATAATTAGCAGGATTTCCTATTAAATCAGTGTGTGGCATTGTGTTGCGGAATAAGTTGTTAGACTCTTTAGTTATATAAAATATATAAGAAGCCCCAATAATAAAATCCTCAAATGGGGTGAAGCCGTATTCGGTACTAAGCCATATGCGCCCATCCGCATTAATTGAGTTTACCTTGTAATTCTGGCCGCTGTTACCAATTACAAACATTTTACTTTTATAAGAGTATGCTGGAATTAGCATGCTCTTTAAAAAAGCGCCCAATGAAACTGCGCCATACGTCCGATCTTTTACACTAGGTATTCCCATAACAGCGTAACCACTAACTGCTCCCTCAATCCCATTCCCGTAACTGCCATTTTCAATCTGCTGAGAAACTTCATTCAACAAATCTTGCTTAGATTCAGCGTATGCTTTCAGTCGAAGGTCTAAAGTTTGGTTGAGGTAAACTTTGTCGTAAAGCACTCCATCTGGTCGTGCCTTGGCTGCCGTACCCGGAAGTGCCCCTTTAAATATAGCTGCTTGGTTTACTTTTGATGTTAAGAAATTGTCACGCACACTTACGATTGGAAATGAAGATCCATGACCGTTATACCATAGCGCGCTAGTATTGTTGTCGTTTAATGAGTTTGTATAGACGGCAGTCCCAAACTCATTAAACCAAGGATGGTAAGCGCCTGCGTTAAAACGAGTAAAAGCCGCAATAGGAACATACCAATATGTAGCATCAGACCATAAACCGTTGCTGTCAGCTCCTCCAAAGTAATAATCCATCACAGGTGTCTTTAATGACATTTCCTCTGCACTGAATTTCTTAGTACCTTTGAAAGCGTATTTGTCGTAAGCAAGAGTAGATTTATTGACTCGATGTACTGCAATGTCTTGACGGGAAATACCGTCTTCGATTGGTTGGAAGTACGTTGTGTTTGCAAGGCTGGTAGCTGTTGGCACGTCCTCAATTGCTTGGTAGGTGTCGTGGTAGGGTTTTACTGATATGTTATCAATCTCGATTAAACCTATCGATGAATCGGAGATGAATTGCAAAAGATTACTTGCTGCTGTAAATACGAAACGATAATTTCCAGTCGTTAAATTTTTAGGAGGTTGAATTCTTGGATAGGATGCGGCAGATCCTAAACCGATATAAATATTCACGTTATTTGAGATTAAATCAAAGCTCAATACATATTTAGCACCTGAAACTATGCTATCAAGACTCTGAGTAAAGTTTTGATATTGTGCTGTTATCTCAGCACTAAGCTTACCAGCTTGAGTTGATAATGTTGCACTTCCACCCCAACCGCTTGTGTCAGTATCAAAAGTACCGTTAGTTACCAATTCCTGATCAACTACAACAAAATCGCCCTTATCAACCGCACCAGTAGTAACTAATGATGTTTCAGTACGCGAAGTGTCAGAAGCAAATGGTGCGCTAGGTAAAACAATATTCTGGTCAGTAACTTCAACCAATCGACCATCCACCATAATCGGTGCTGTATTCGGATCAATTATGGTATTTGGCGTGTTGGTTTCAATGAACTCTTCTGGCTTTGTTACGTAGCCAGACTGTGTATCTGAATAGTAAGAGCTGCCAACTCCGTTCATAAACGTGCCAATCGCAGTCTCTACGCTGTTACCCATAGCGGTAATAGCTGCTGACGTTTCCGTATTAAGAGTGCTGATCGTATCGTTTGCGTAGTTCTGTGCAGATGCAAGAGCTTCATCAATTCGCTCTGTTGTACTAGACATCAGAGCATTAAAGTCAGAAGTCTGACTATCAATCGTTGCTTGGGCCTCTTGGTTCATTTGCTGAAGCGGCTTAATCGATATGGGGGCAGCGTTTTCATCTAACGGCTGGAAAGTAACAGGGGTAGTGCCCTCCACAAACTGTCGGTAGCCTTCCATGGTGTTGTTTAGCAGATTCGATCCGTTCTGAAAAATGCCAACCACATCATTGAATTGCGATCCGGTAGGTTTGACCACCATTTCTAAATTGGTCGCTGTTGTTCCGGTATACGGCCGAACTAGATAAAGATGTGAATAGGGATTGTTGCTGCCGTCATACATGATAGCGGTGCCATAACTTACTTCTAAGTTACTGACATTGCCTATGATCACCTCAAACCCTGCCGGGATCTCGCTTGCTGGAACAGGTCCATAAATCTTAATTTGATTGCTGTTTTGCGTTACATCAACGGTAAATGTTGGCCAACTCATCGCTTATTTCCCCTCTTTCATCATCATTGCGTCAGCTTGCAGCTTTACGCCTAGCGCGTTGCCGTACTTTTGGTAGTGGGTTGAGGCTCTGTTTGCGTTTGCTGCGCTGCCAAGGTCCTTGCTGTATGCGCGTGACAACATGAAATCGATAATTGCATTAGCGTAGGTGTCGTCGAGCGGTATCGTTGTTGTATCTGATCCGTCTTTAATGCTTTGCTCGGGTATCACTATTTCTTCCGGACAGCTTGAGTAAATCAACTCAATTATGTGCGGATTTGCCACGTCTCCACCGGGTCGCGGATAAAGATAGAAGTGCTTTGGGTCTCGCTCGTCATACACAAAATGCTCAATCGATGCGCTTGGTTCACTCTGGTGCCAGTCTGGGCGTGTAGCATCTAATGTTGAACGGTCAATTTCTGTTATGACACGTCCTTGATCATTGCGAATAATCTCAATAAGCCTTAACGCTTCGCTAGGCAGAGATTGCTTGCTAGAGTTGCCCTTACAGCTAAAAACCGTGTTTATGGCGCTTGCGTCGGGTCTGTGCAAAACAATATCTCTGATCGCATCGTTAAAGTGCTCTAATAGCTCTTTTTCCGTCCACACGATGCCTGTTGCGTCATTTACAGCGGTTTGCACCCGCTTGATGATGCTTACAACTTTAGTGGTTGCCATGGTGTTTCCTGCCTAGAAGCCGAACGGCTTAGATTCAATGGTTAGTGGGTTGGATTGCTCGCCAATGATGTAAGCCGCTTTCGCGTCTGCTTTGGCTTCGTCGAAGCGTAATTTGTGATAGTCGACCATACTTAGCTCGGTCCACGGCTTATCAGGCATGGCAAACAATCGTGATTTCACACCGTGGGCGATACCTTCAATGTATTCGATTAGCGCATCGGGCAGTTCTGTGGTGTTAAGTGCTGGCGGTTCCGCGATCTTCGTATCTCGGCAAAACTCAATAGCGACGTGAATTAACTGACGATCGATAAAAGGGCTTGGACACTGCTGCACATCTGGCGCAATATCTATGCGGAACTCACTCAGCGATGCCATTAGATTTCTACCTGCACGTTGTAGCGCGATACTTCTTCTTCACGCTTACCAACTACTTTACCGCTCGCATCGGTGACGGGCTTATAGATGGTCTTTGTTAATGATTGAAGGTGTCGGGCCACAAAGCGAGGCACTTCTACTTTTTCACCGCGCTTAATCTGCCAGACTCGGCCATTAATTGCAGGGACCACATAGTCTGGCTCATCTTCTGCGCCCTTGGCGACAACGATAGTCACCTTGGTTTTGTCTTCACTGGGTGCGGCTTCAAAGTCTTTTGTAGCGTCTTTGTGCGCATCTTTCGCGGCTTTAATCGTGTCCCAGATTTCGTTTACGATGTCGTCTTTTAGCATGGACGTATCAAGCTCCAAGTTGTATTCGTCCGCGCCAAGCTGAACTAGCTCTGCTTCTGTAAGCGATTTTAGTGAGGTCTTAGTGTGTGCCATGGTCGTTTACCTTTACCTAATAAAAAGAGTCGAAAAAAAAGGCCCACCAATCGGTGAGCCTTATTTATTTGCTTTTCTGCGTTATACGCTTGCGGTTACTTCTACGCGAGCCATCCATAAGTCATTCAAGATGACAGTGGCGGTGCGAGTCTTCCAACCAACGGAACCACGCTGGCCCAATGGGTCGCCATTCGCTGGCTTAGGATTTACAACCATTGGCGTTACCGCATGTTTGCCCTTGAACGGGATCATGCCGTAAGCGTTGGCACCCAAGAACAAAATCGGGTAAACGTCTGCATTGGTACCCGTGGTAGACAGCATGGTGCTAGACGTGGCACCAGCATCAGCAAATGCCGCAAAAATAGGCGATGCAATGTAGCGCACGTCTTCTACTTTACCAATTTCACCTTCAAACGGAGTCATGCCTGAGCCGTATTCTTCGACCGCAACGAAGCCGTCCATATCGCGAATATCGCCTTCTAAGTCTGTGTGACAGATAGCGACATACGCTGGTGCAACGGGCGAGGTGCCATAGTTTGGTGATGCCGCCACGCGCTTAGTGATCTTCTTGGCCTTTTGAGCTTTCAAGAATCGGGTCACTTTACGCTGCAGATCACGACTAATTGCAGATGCCACGTTTGCGCGTGCGGTTACGCCTGTACCCGCATAAAACACAGTCGAGCCTGCTTTTAGTGCGCCATAACGAATTAGCTCCATCATTTCGGCAGCTTGCTCGCCCAAGATTTCCGTTGACTCTGACAAAATAGGGTCTTCGTGCGTATCTTCGATCACGTCGGTTAGCTCAATCCAATCACCAAACTGCTGAGTTTGAACGGTCACGTCAGTCTTTGTTAGCGTGTTGCCCGTTGGCGTGACACCTTCTGCAAGCACTTTTGGCGTTGGGTCAAGCGCTTCATAGCGTCGGAAAGTCATGGACTGCGTAGAGTTCGCAGCCAAAGGCTTGCTTTGGCCAAAGTTCTCAAGGCACATGTAAGGTATGCCGCGCTCTAAAAGGTCTTTAGATACATGCGCTGCAGTACGTGGGGAAATATCACCGTATTTCATAATGGGTTCCTATTATTTCTGAATAGCCTCGTCCCATGCGCCATCAAAGTCATCCACCGATACACGGCCTCTTGGCTTCGCTGTTCGTCGGGTTTTTACGACACCTGACGGCATTTTTTGGGAGTTAGCAGAATGGTTTTTGGAGGTTTGTTTAAAATCGTCGAGCATGGCAATAACTTGCTCTGCTGTGCCGCTTTGTTGCACTTTGACGTACTCAGTTGCTTTTTTGTAAGGCTGTTCTTCAATCCACGCTTTAAAGTCTTCGCTGTTTGCTACATCTATTGCGTCGGGGTGCGAGGCCGTAATTCGGCTAAAGTGCGCCTCGGTCGCTTTTCTCTGCTGCTCTTGCTGACTCTGCGTTAATTGTTGATGAATTGGCGCTATCTTCTTTTTCAGATAATCCGCTACTTCTGGAAACTCGTCTTCGAACTCGTCAGGGCCGTCTTCGGTATCCTGTTCGTCTTCGTTTTGGTTTTCCTCGGCTGGCGGTGCATTACGCTGCGCTTCCCACTCTTCGCGCTCTTTCTTCAAACGGGCTTCATCCGCTTTCAGTCGTCCTTCCCAAGACTTGTAACGCTGTTCGTCCTTGTTGCTGGGGTCGCTTTTATCGTCAGTGCTATCGTCTGAATCGTCGGTATTCGCTTCTTCGGCCACACTGTCGTCGTCTTCGATGTCGTCGCTTGCGGCTTCGTCGGAAGTATCGCCTTCGCTTTCATCGTCGTAGTCTGTGTGATCGTCGCCATCGCTCCATGCGCTATCAAATTCCTGTTCAGCGGTCAGTAGTTCGTCATTTTCTTGCGGCATTGCTGTTTCTCCGGGCTAGTTAGTAGTATCCAGATACAAAAAAACCCACATATAGTGGGGCTTGCTGTCCTCTGGTGAGGGGCAATCAGGTGTAGGCTTGGTTTTGCAACTCAAAGCCTTTTACATTCTGTTCGAGCAGTTCGATTGTGTTGCGCGTGTGAATAATCGCGCCATGGTATCGATCCACTTCAATCTGTGACGCACCAATGCTTTCTTCTTTCCACCGTTCGACGGAGGCTTTTAACAGATCAATGGTGAGTCGTTTCGCGTTTTCCGACGCATCAAGCTTTTTAAGTGCGTCGTCTAAAGCATCAGTAGGCATTTGGGACACCTAGCTGCTTCTGAATTTCTTGTAGTTGCTGCGTGAGCTGCATGTTTTGCTGCTCTAGCATTTGTATGTGATCGACATCTTCTTTTGGGTAAAGAATGTCTTCGGGCAGATCGAGCGCTTTTACCCGCTCGCCTAGTAGTTTTTGGCGGTCCACAAATGGCGCATCCATCGGATTGCTAGTTGACACAGCAAACTCGGTTAATTGTCTGCTTTTGATTTCTTTAGCGACCAGTGACACGGCACCGAGTGCTTTAACGTCCATATCGCCCTTGATTTCGGGGTTGGGGTTAAACTGCATGTTCCAGTTGTACAGCGCTGTCATGGCTGGCTGCGTGACACCCATATCAAAGTTCAGGGCCACGTCTTTTACTGTGATACCTGCGGCACCCATTAACATGGACAGGCCGCTGGCCGTATCGCCTGCACCACCAATGTTTTGATCGTTACCGCCCATGAAACTGGGCATGGTGCTTGTTTCGTCGCCTAACTCTTTGGCGAGTTGTGCCAGGCTAAGCAATTGATTGGTGTTGTTGGGGATGGTGTGGACTGTGAGCGCTTTTCTGTTATCGGCTGCGGCTTTCGTTCGGAGCCATACGCGATTAGGAAATATTTTAGTTGGTTCAGGGTTTCGTGCGAGGTCCAGCACAGTCAAATCTAATTCAAACTGTGCGCCTGCTGAAATAGCCGCATTGTCAAGGCTCATGCGAATTGCAGCGTTAAACATACTTTGTGTGTCAGCCAAGATGGATGGCAAACCGACGCCAAATATCCCCGTTTCGTCTTTTTCAAAGTAGTAAAAATGATATGGTCGCGTGCCATGGGCCGTTTGATTTAGCTCTACTTTGATGACTGTGTTACCCAAAACCCACACGTTTGCTTCAAATTCTTCGTCTATTTCTTCGTCGCTGATCCCTTCGACGCCCATATCAATGAGGTCTTGGCCGTCTACATAGCCCCAAAACTCCAATACTTCATACTGCTTGTTGTTGGTCGTCGATACAGAGTCTTTATTACCATTAATCCATCGCAATTCCTGCTCATGGTTCTTTGTCTGGCCCATGTCACCGTGTCGGTTAGCGGCAATGTAGTCAGATATCTTGTGTCGATCAAAGTCACCACGTCGCGCAAGCTGGCGTAAATCACTGGCTAACATGGTGTGTCGCTGAATTATGTACTCGCAGTCTTCGAGTGTCATAGCGTTCATGTCGGGGTAAATGTCCCACACTGGCACAAATTCGAAATAGGGCTTTAATTCTTCATGTTCTACCAAGCGCGCGCCTTCTGCTGTATTGATCCAGCGTTTTTTTAATCGCGTCTCAAACAGTGGCCCTTTTAACACGCCAGTGCCGAACAAGTTGCCGCTGTGAATCACGTCTTTGCAGACTTCGCGGTATTTCAGTTCGCTTAGCTGGTCGTCGATTTCAGTCATCATGGCTTCCACACGCTCTTCTGCTGCGTCGTTTACCACGTCTTCTATTTGCTCGGGTGTCGGTGTCTGGCCCTCATTCTGTGCCATCCACTCGTTTATGACCTCTTCACGTAGCGTTGGGTCAATGTCTGGTACTGGTGTCGCCATCAATCGGTAGTTTTTCTGGCTCCCCGCTGGGAATTGAATGTCCATCAAACGCGAATCCATCGCTTTAACCTTGGATCGTGTTAAACGAATGAAGGTTTTGCTTCGACCGTCGGCAATATTCTTAACAACAGCATCGTCATAAACGCCCTTGAATTGTCGCAAGTCTTTAAGCCACTGGTCCTCATAGTCGCGTCGCTCGCGTTCTGCTGTCGCAAACATGCCGCGCACTTTCGTTCCCAAGGCGTCGCTTAGCGCTTCATTTGTTTCTGCTGCGTCAAAATCGGTTGGATTGCTCATTAATAGCCTGCGGTTTGGTCGGGTGTGGTGTGGTAAATGTCTTGTACTGTGCTGTCCGGTATCGTGATTCGAGGCATACGTTTGACCATTTCTTTTGCGATTGCGTAACTCATAACTCGGTCGTCAAACTTGCCGGATTGCGCGCCATAGCTGCCATTTTCGTGAATGACGTAGCTTTGGCACTCGTCAACCGTGGCCTTATTGCGTATTCCGCTTGTGTGGTCCCTGAGTTCGGCGGCTAGATTGTCGATGATGAGCGGCTTGGTCTTGCTTGTTGTCAGCCAACCTATGCGCTTCATGCTCTTTTCACCGCCTTGTCGCTGAACGTCTTCTTCAATGTGAAGGTTCGGATACTCGCTTTTTTGTAGCGACGTAAGCGTTGTAAGGCCGTGATTATTGCGCTCAACACCTAAGTAAGCGTCGTTGTAGCGTTTGCCAATGTGGTAAAGCAGTTCGCCGTATTTGTCTGGGTCAATGTGACCGCGCCAGTGGGCTACCTGCTCACCATGTTCGTTTAGCACGTCAGCGCTTGAGTAGTCGCCATTCTCTAAACCTTCGGCAACGTCGGCCCCAATTGCGTAATGCTTTCCAGCCTGTGCTCGCTCCCAGACTGTAAACTCACCCTCGGCATTCAGGCTCATCCGCCCTGTTTCGGGGGTGACTCTGTATCTCGCTATCGGTATTTTGCAGTCAGCGAAAGCGGCTTCTGTGTGGTTCGGGTCAAATACCGGACGACCTGAGAAGAGAAATGCCTCTTTTATGTAACACGGATACTCTTGCTTGAATTTGTCGCGGCTTTTTAACTCGTAGACCTTGTTGCGACGCCACATTAGCTGATCGTTTGTCAGGGTATGGCTGTACTTGGGGCCGTCTGGATGGTTGCGGCATAGCTTGACTAGATGATCTTCTTCTTCCGTGCGCTCAAAGTCTTTTGGTGCGTTCGCTCGGTATTCCGGTTGCCAATACCAAGGCACGAAAATCAACTCATATTCACCGTTACCCGCTAACGCATCTTGCACGTATTCGTAAAATATCCCGCCAGCCCCGTTGGCCGTGGACTCTAAAACGACCTCGGAGCCAGGCACATCGGGCAATGTTTGCAAGATACCCGCAAGGATGGCATCTGCGTTGGGCCAGAAAGCTACTTCCGAGCCGTGGAATAACTGAGAAGTAAAACCACGCCCTGTCTCTTTGTTACCTGCCGTTGCCAGCTCGAAACCACTATCCAACTTAGGAAAATTCATTCCCTGTGCTGAGTCTCGACCAGCTCGCGGCCTGAGTAATGGATTGCAGTGTTTGTGGTACCGCTGGATCATTTCAAACAGGCGGCCTGTTGTCTTTGTCTCGTGCGAAAGAATGAATGCGCTGAAACCTTTAGTTTCCGTTACCTTCTTGTAGTAACGGCCAGCGACATAAGTGGAGCCACCTTGCTGCCTACCCTTGAGTAAGACTTTACGCACTTTACCAATGCGTTTAAGTTGGTCCTCGATCTCGCTGTGTATGTGATCTTGTGCGGCATTAAACTCAAAAGGCGAGATCTCACCCGCCTTGATCTTGATCTTTAAGCAGCGCTTGGCGAAAACCTTATAGTCTTTGCGTAGCTCTTTTATGAGCCTCCGCCTTTCCGCCCGATCCATTGCCATGACTTACAAACCTTCGGACAATGCTTCTAAATCATCCTCGTAACTGGAGTCTTGCTGATCGTCCAAGTTGTAAGCTTGTCGCTCTAACTTAACGAGACGTTCAAACGATTGAGTTGCCGAGTTCAAGCACTTGCCCACGTATTCGAGCGGAATGTCGATCTCAATAGGGTCGCCATTGGGTGCCTGAACAGTCAGCTTTCCGCTTGTTAGCTGCTTGCGTAGCTCTTTAGAGTACATTCCAACAATGTCTTGGTATTCCGCTGCGCGTGTTCGATGCTTTGTGATCACGTCAACCGCGACATTACTCGCCTCTTCAACGATCTCTTCATCAGACAGTGGCGTGTTTGGCTCGCGCTCTTTGGCTTTTGGGCTAGTCTCAGCCACGGTTTTAGTCAACTTGGCCTTTGTTGCCTGCTTAACTTTTCCGCTTAAATCCTTCTGCCAGCCGAACTTTAACGCCCACTTGCGAATAGACGCTTCCGAGCAGCCGTGCTTTGTCGAGATCGCACGGTTACTCAGTAAATCAGCGCGGTAATCCGCTTCGATTGCGTCTAGATCGTACTTAGCCATTTGTGATTAATGCCTTTTTTGTCAAACCCCATAAGAAAACGCCCCAGTCACTTAGTGACTGAGGCGCAGACTTATAGACTCTTTTACTTTTTAAACAGATCGACTGGCTCTAAATCCTATCTAGCTGCTCTTCAATGAGCGTTCGCAACTTTGATTCGGTCGCGCTCCGGAGCGATTCGGTGCCTTGCTTTCTCAGATAGTCCAGCGCTACTACCATTTTTTGCTGACCTTTCCCGCCTGATTTTTCCGCAACGTCGACGGCATTTTTAAGCGCTCGCTTGCTTGCTGCGTCAAGCGCTGCTTTCAATAGCAAATCGCCAAACCAATACAATATAGCTCTGATAATTGTTACTTTCATGATGTCACCTCGTTTGTGTAAAAACTGCCGGACCAAGCCCCATACAAGAAGCAAGATTGTTCCAAGTTCGCTGATTGCCGCCAGTCTACGTGGCAAAAGCCATCATGGAGGCCCACTGAAAAGCCCAAGCTGTACGCAAGTCGCGCAAACGCTAGCTTTCTCTCGTCATCCCAGTTGCGCCAGCGTATGTCAGCAGCGGCACAGCCTTTTGTGTTGTGCGTTGGGTTTTCTGTCAAATGGAGGCTTCGCGGATGGCCGCCCACTTTTGCGTTGTGCTCTGGTGTGCGACAAACACTACTTGGTGACAGTGGATGGCCCCACAGCAATCGAAGCGCGGGGAGCATGATGGCAAAATGTGGATCAAGCTTGACCACGCCCGAGCCTTTGCACTCAAGCTCTGTTTTCGAGAAGAACGGTATTTCTGTCATAGAAACTTATCTCCAATAGCGACGGCAAACGAGACTAAAGCCGCAACAACGGTGGCCACTTTCCAGCCGCCTGAGACATAGGCTTTTTGAGTTGACGAACTGCTTTCAACAACCCTCAAACGTAACTCATGGTCGTCCAGCTGCTTGCCCATTCGCTTTAAACCATCGTCTTGTCGCAAATGACGTTCCTCAGACCTAGCAACCAATGCACCAAAGCTCGACACAGATTTAGTAAGCTCTGCTGTTGCAGCACGCAATTCAGTAAACTGCTCGCGCGATTCCTCACGCTGCTGATGTAACGCATGTAATAGGGGATCGTTTGAGCTCATGAGTATTCCTAGAAATAAAAAAGCCGCCTCACGCTAAAAACGTGGGCGGCAATGGAGCTGACTATGCCAGTCAGATTCAAAAATGGAGGGCCAGAAACGCAAAAACCCCGCCGAAGCGAGGTTTTTACAGAGTTTTGGACTATGGGAAAAAGGTTAGTTTTTTCTTATCACGGTGTCAAGCTTGTTTTTGACAGAGGTTTATTCTTCGTACCAGTTTCCATATATTAATTTCACCACATTCAGCACTATCAACATCAAATAGGCAAATATTTCTACCACTTAGACCTAGCGAATCTAGCGATATAACTGCTTCTGCATTTACTTTATTGTAATCATAAGCCGAGAACTGGCTTTTATAAATAACTCCATCTAGTTCACATTCCCTGTGAAGAAATTCTGATATCACTTGAGTGGGGATATACTCTCTTCCTTTGTGTTGCTCATTATCTAATGGTTTTGATAAAAGATCACTCAAAGTGAATAGTGGATTTTCTTCTAATGGTGCAAAGAAATAGTGATAAGCATTCATTTCTTTGGACAGGTTTATCACTCTAAGAGAGCGAGTGGTTTTAAAAGTGCCTACACTTATAGCGGCATCAGTCGGTGCTCGACTTTCAGAAATAGCTATTTCAGGAGTCTCGGCTAAATATAATACGTTAACATTATATGAGTTCATCCTTCCAAGAGATCTTATGTTACCTACTGGCTTCATGCCAGACCTTGGGTGAGCCGTTTTTATATAAGTTGAACTCAAAACATCAAAATCATGCACACGAGCTCTAAAATATTCAGAACCCTCCTCAATCACCTCAACGTATTGCGCTAAATATTTGTATAAATCGCCTAAAAAAGATTTCGTTTCATCAGAAAAAAAATGACGCCTTTCCTCACAGACTTCCTGGGAAAAAATCTCGTACCTTTTTTTAAATTGTACTGAAAAAGATTCACTTTTCATTTTCTTCCCCTTTCCTTAATAACGATCTTGATAAGTCCTGCAAATGCTCAATAGCATCGGCCACTTCATGCTGCTTGTCTTCGGGGATCTCTGAGATGTCTTGAAATGAAATGAGCTCTAAGTTGTCGAGCAATTGCTTGAGTTGTTCCATGTGTTCCTCCTTGAACTAACACTTTGAGTTACCAGTTTAGCCGCACTGCGTGATAAAGTTCAAGACATCTAAACAAACTGTTACCTAACTAAGGATCGGAATGACCATCAAGGAACGACTCCCCATACATAAACAAGCATATCCATACTTTCTTCTTACATTAGGCCTACTCTTTGGCCTTGGTATTGCTATCGACTGGGACATAGGTTTCAAAGCTAAGCTTGAGACAGAGAAAAGTGGTTGGGATATTGCAGCATCTATTGGCTCTCTTCTTGCCGGATTCGGTACAGTTGGCCTGCTGGTTTTTGGTTGGATTAAGGGTAGTGTGTGGGTAAATCAAATTAAGTCAGAGAAGCGCCTTAATATAATCATTGAGGCATCTGACGAACTAATAAAAGCATCTAATTATTTTGAAAATATAGTCAAAATCGAATTTCTAGACAGAAACTCTGGGCTTCATTCTTTTACAAATCATAAGGGACTTTCTACATCGGAGGTCACAAAAGCTATAAACACAGTCGAAGGTAGCTTGAATACTTTAAGGTCTCTACTGAAAAAAGACATTACATTAGGACCAAAAGTAAAAGAACTTCAGAAGCACTTAGAAAAATTAGACAAAAGATATCACAGCGGCAACATTTTAATTCGAGGGTGTGATGTACTAATGGGATCTGCACTCTTTTCCGAAAAAGCCAAAAAATTTCATATGAAGTTAATTCCATATTTACTAGACGGTGAGTGGGACGATGAAAACTAATACGCAGTGCGCACCTGCGTACTGCGTACAGGAAGTGCGTACAGAAAAAATTTGTTAACGACTAATCATAACTGTAATCTATAAAGCTCAAAAAAAATACGGGTCTCAATCTAATGACAAGTTTAAAAATAGCTATTAGCCGCTTTGCACTTACCTCAGCTCTAGCGTTCACATCATCACTATCGTTTGCAGATATCTCCCCATCTGATGCTAACAAAATAATTGATGATTTCCTGAAAAATGGTAATCAAACATACACAAGTTTGGAAGTGATACCAGTGGGAAGCATTGCATCGATAATTATGACGAGCATAGACGGACGACCCGTACGAATTCTGGCACATCAGAATCTAGCCTTCAAATATCGCGGCACATATATTTCTAGATTCTCTTTTGAAACAATTCCTATGTCAGAGTTAAAAAACTTAACACCTGATGTAATTAACGCGTGGTCTAAAGTTGCTCTATCCAATAATAGCCATGCTGAAAGCTTTTCTTCGCAGGGTCACAGGGTTGTAACGGTTACATCTAGCTCCCCCATTGAAAAATCCTTAAATGCCCATGCCTTACAGGGCATTCCTCTTAACTACTAACCCCATCATCAACCTGATTAGATACAAAATTTATAGCTAGTTAGGTTGGTAGACCTTTCACATTTAATATTGTTGCAAGCGCACTTTCCGCCCACTCATTCAATACACCTGTCATTTGTTCAAACACATCTTGCCAGCCATCGCGTTTCCAGTTCGATTGCGCTACACCTACGCGCCAGCTTAGGTATTCTTGCGTGTACAGTGGTTTAGTGTGTGTCACAGGTTCTCTCTCTTCACTTGCCGAGAATAGATAGGACTGATCGGTGTGAGCGAATGACTTCAAAGCAAGGCTTGCAATAACTGAGTGTTTTTCTGTTGCTTCAGCACCTGTCTTTGTTTGCCACACTTTTAATAAATGCAATATGCCAATTGATAGGTTTTTATCTGAATCGGTCGCTAACTGCATATCCCGAATACAGCCGCGAATGTGTTTAACAATGTGTCCCCATTGCGCCCTTACTTTGTCTTTTGGCATTGCCATGGCACCGGCTAAGGTAATATCGATGTTTTGGGGCTTACGGCCCTTGTCGCGCTCAAACTCGTATTTGAGTACGTTCAGGACAACGATACTCACGCGACTTGTGTAGTAAGCGTATTCGCGGGGGAACTTCTCTTTTACTTCTTGAGCAAGAGCGTTGGCGATTTCGTTGTGATGTTTGTACGTTGGTAAAGAGTCCTGTTCTTTAGGCGCCCAGCAATACATGCCGAACGCCTGCAAGTGTTCTGGCAGCTTCGCGATCTCGGACTGTACACGCCCTGCTTTTGCCATGTGCATGACTCTTGACGAGTTATCCGCTGGCCCACGTGTCTGTGTCTCGTTCATTACCTGTTTCCGTCTAAGTAAGTTTGCATTAGATCGATTGATCTCTAGTAGCTGGTCATTTGCACTGCGAGAATAAAAAGCGTCGTGCCACATTTGGCGAGCTGATAAATACTGCATTAGGCCTCCAATACTTCTGTGATTGTCACGACTGTTGCAGCCGCTTTATGTGTTGATTTGTGCTGTCTGATAACAGGGCATTCGATGATGCAACCAGGGTTGTCGTCCTCGATGACGCCAAGGCCAAGGGGGTTTGTTTTAGTGCAGACGACTAACGTATCAAATAAAGGTTTAAGCCCCCCCATTACGCCATCCCAGTCACCAAGCTGTGACGAATAGCGATCTATCTCAATCTTGCACCGCTTAAAGGGACTTAGGCGCTGGTAACCCTCGCTTTCTAGCGCGGCTCGCACGCTCCAGCATAGCGACTCGTGATACGCCTTGCGCTTGGCCCAGTGCATCCGCTGCCACACATTGAGCAGAATCGATGCTTCAGGAATGCTAAACGTCACTTCACGACCGTATTTCATTTTTGCCCCTTAACCGAAATTAAACCGGCTTGAATCAGGTGGTTTTGTGTTTGTTCGAGCGCATCAAGAATGTATAAGGCTTGAGTCCCTCTATCGAGCACGGTAGTTCGACCATCGATTGCATCATGACACCCTGAGCATGCATAAACAGCAAAGCTGTCATCGCACTTCATCGACATGCCAATGTTTTTGCCAACATGGGCCAGTACCGTCGTCTCTGGATCGAAATTACAATGACCTGGTATTCTGAGTGCGCAATCTTGGCCCCGCGCACTTTTGCGTATTGCTTCCGATCGTACTTTCACGCGACTAGCCCCAACTCTTCGTAATACTTCATAACTGGGTCACTCCAACGCACTCCACGCTCTGAACCAAACGCATAAATTAACTCGAGTAATTCGCTAAACTCGGTTTTATTCATACTGCTTGTGTGTGTGGCCAGAACCACAAAACCGCCATCGATACCCGGTACCGCCTTTTGCTTTTTCAGTGCAGCGGTAAAAACGTGTTTCCAATCCTCTTGTGATAACTTCTCGCCATACCAATCTAACTGTGTAGCCACGTCTGTGAGCGTTGCCCACAGTCTTGCGTTCTGACCGTTATTTCTCTTTTTTCGACCTAACTTGAGGATGACAGGACCCAAAGATTCGTTTGCCTTCACTGCCTTACAAACCAACTCCCAAGCCTGCGTCATCTTGGTGGCTTTATCTGACTCGCCTATGATTTCTATTGTGATATCCGCTTTTGCTGCTTTCATACTTCACCCGCAATTCAAATCGTAATGTCCGTGTTTTTCGGGACACTACGCCCCTTGCCCTGAGTCCCTTAAAATACTTTTTTGATCAATAAATATGCGATAACCTAGGCCGGCTGTATCCCAAGCATTAGAGCTAAAGACATCCCTAACTTAACAACTGAATAGGATATTGTTGCCGATGAAGCATTTATTAATACAAACCGAGAAACATATCCGAACGTTATGTGGCGTCCTGATTTGGGGGGCAGTTTCGTATCTTCTTCAAGATCTTGGGGCCCGTCTATTAGGTGAGTTGAGTTATCTACAATTGTTTTGGTTAATAACAGGAATAACAGCAGTTCTAGTACGGTCATTTTTCTCTCTCCACTCTTATAAAACTGAATTAAAAACACTCAAATCTAAAAACGCTGAGCTTTTATCTGATCTTCATCTTCTCAACCCTAATTACATTCAAGATAAAGAATTTAGCGATGCCTTTGACGAAGCCGTTTCCAAACCGTAAACCCATTTAACACCTCACCAATTCGTGTCGCTGATGTTGCCAAGGGCATCGTTAACGCCTTGACGGTTGTTTGGCGCTAAGTTATTTGGCGCTATCGCTAGTTGCTGCTGAGCCGGTGGCGCGTTGTCGATCAAGTGCTTGCGCACCCACTCGGTGTTTATCCCCTTCCAATCTCGGTTAATCACGATATCGATAACCCGCTCTGGCGAGATACCCAGTTCATACGAACAATTCAAAACCTCGTCGAAAAACAGCTTCGAACCTCGGTCGGTCATCGCTGCTTTTTTTGCTGCTCGATGGTCTAGGGCAAACTGGATAGATTCATGTTCAATCGTTGGATATTGAGCGCTGAGTTTTTCCAATACCGAAGGCTTAGCCGAACCTTTTGGTTTACTTTTATCTATTTGATTATTGGTAGGCTGATCATTGGTATATTGATATGGGGGAAATTTTTCCCTACCTAGTGGGGATTTATTTCCCCCCTTAGTAGGGATATTTTTCCCCACCTGAGGACCAAGGGGGGGATTTTTTTCCCTACTTGGTTTGATCTCTTTTTGTGTGGTTTTTGGGGTTTTATCGGTGCGATTCCAAAGCTTTCCCTTCTCTGTTATTGCCACAAAAATACGATTACTGATGACTTTCCTAAGTATCAATCCAGCCGTTTCTAATGTGTTCAAATAGCGCTTAATGGTGTCTGGTTTATCCGACAGAATTGGTAACTCTTGAATCACCTTTTCTTTGCTGATCCAGTAATACACCTGATCATTTATGATCTCGCTATCACACCAACTTTGAGCCTCATACAAGTAGGAGAAAAACACAGCTTGAGCGAGGTTTAAACCCCACTCCTGTGCTCTTGGCTGGTTAAGGTAAATAGAGAACTGCATAAAGCTAATGAGCCTTTTTTTCTGTGATACGGGCGGCATTCAACTTAAATACGACTTTATTGGCGTGATGCTGAAAATCTAAGCAACCGCTTTCTTTTAGCTCTTCAATTATTTTAAAAGTCTTGGTTAGACTTAATCCGCAAACTGGACCTAATTTTTCTATCACTGCATAGCACAACCCTTGCTCATCGGCTTCAAATGCCATCTGAGCAAGAACCATCTTGTGTTCAGTGTTATCAAAAGGAGAGCTCATGACTGAGCTGATAAGGTTAGAATTCATAACACCACCGCCTTAGTCACTTGCTGACGATCCAGTTTTTTACACGCCCAAAAATGCGCCTTAAACGCCAAAGAACATGGCGCCCAAAACATTAAAAATGCTGACACTTTACGAATTAGCTTGAAAAACATCTGTTTAATTTGCATACTAAATTCCTTAGTAAAACGGTTTTATTTGCATACAAAGCCGAAAGAAGCCCAGACCACGAATCTGGGCTTTTTTATTGGCTTCACTTTTTCCCCCAGTCCCTCTAATGAAGAATGACTGGCTCTTTTTTACCCATTAATTCCTGGCAGTCACTCAAGAGATCGAGCAAGAAACCCTGATCTCGTAGAGCTTCATCCAAGCCATCAGTAACAAGCAGCTGCATTGCTTCCGTTGGCGTCTGATCCGTCGCACCAGCATACGAATCCAACACCTCCGCATATTCTTCACTTACCTGAATTACACAGGGCTGCGTTTGGCTTTTCATAATTCCCATTAGGTCCCTTCTAGTCGCAATGGATCGCAGTTAAGATTTCGTTTAGGTCGCTTGGGCGTAAGCGGCTAATTTGACGCTCGGCCAACGCTCTTAACACGACGTTCTTGGGTACCGGCTCATTGCCATTTAACCGAGTTAGCTCAGCTGTAAGCTGTAAGATTTGCCCATGCACTTCTTCTGTGAAGCGTGGGCGGTAGTCGTGAATGTGTTGTTGGTCTAGCGGTTTTGGTGCTGGCATAAGTAGCTCCTGTTTTGGGTTAAGCCGCCTCTGTGGGCGTTTTTGCTGGTTTTAATAATTCTTTTGCAGTAACTAAACCATTTGTTGCCTTCTCGATTTTCTCGGCATAGTTGGTTTCTTTTGTGTATTCCGTGCGTGGCAATCGCCCCCTTGCAATCCAGCCGTATACGGCCTTACGAGTGATGCCGCATATTTCTGCGACTCGCGCTACACGAACACTGGTCAGCTGATCATGGATACTTCTAGTCATCGTAAAACCTTATATGTGTACCTTTTGTACCCATAATAACTGGGGACTGACTTTTCCTCAAGCCTGTTAAACAATAAACATTTGGTACACATAATTTTTGGGGAATTTTTTATGTCGTCAGAACATGCAGAAGCAATAGCCAGGCGCATAGAAGAACTTAGAATCAAGAGAGACATTGAGCGTAGAGGCTTAGGTACCCGCTTGAGCGAAATAACTGGGGTTACGCGCAAAGCGGCTAATAAATGGCTAAATGGTGAAAATGCACCGAAGGCGGATCACATTAGAAAAATAGCTCAATTTTTTAATGTAAATACAAGCTGGCTAGAGTATGGCGAAGAACGTAAGCCCCTAAACCAGGCATATGATTCACTTAGTATGCATTCAACTGATTTAGGGCATGTGGATGTATACGAAAGTCTCGATCCACTACACCCAAATGAGGTAGAAGTGCCGTTTTTTACAGAAGTGGAATTATCGGCAGGAAATGGATTTAACAGTGTGTCCGAAATAGCAACACAACAAATGAGATTTAATCTTTCTACGCTATCAAGTGCAGGCGTCGCACCATCAAAAGCAGCCTGCTGCAAAGTAAGCGGTGACAGTATGGAACCTGTATTACCCGATGGCTCCACGGTTGGTTTAGACACGGCCGATACAGTGATAAAAGATGGCAAGATGTACGCTATCAATCATGGCGGCATGTTGCGTGTAAAGTATTTGTACCGAATGCCTTTTAATGGTTTGCGAATACGCTCAGCCAATACAGACTACCAAGATGAAGAAGTCAGCGGGGAGGCAGCGAAAGACATAAGGATTATTGGTAGAGTTTTTTGGTACTCGGTTGTTTTATAAATACAAATACATTTAATTAAAATAGGAGTGTAAAAATGCGATTACTTTTAGTTGCGATATCAGGCTTATTAGTTGCATCGTGCGGAAGTACTGGCGTTGTTAAGATGGATTCCGATAAATACATGGTATCTGTGAAAAGCGCTAAGATTGGCTTTGTTTCGGCAGCAGAAGAAAAGGCAGATGCATATCAAGAAGCGAACGAATTTTGTTCCAAACAAAACAAATCAGTAGAAACTAGTAGCTTAGAAATGCGAGATTCAGGCCTTATGCAATCAGCTAGCGCCACCCTAGAGTTCAAATGCGTTAACCCTCTGTAAGCCAAAACAGTACAAACACATCATCATAAGAAACCGCCCATCGAGGCGGTTTTTTTTCGCCTGTAACCTTTTGATATACATACGCTTCTAAAAAAACAGCAGATAAGGGTACTTTTGGTACTTTACAATTGTGTATCTATGGTACACAATTATTTCCATCGAAGCGGCGAACCGCTCCAGCAAAGACCACCAAGTTGCCAGGAAAGGCGATAAACCATAGGTGCGAGCTGTGACCGAATCCCCCTCTGAATATGGGGATAGGTGTGATGGGCATGTTTAACCATGTTTTTCTGAGTACGCATTCCATGAGTGCGCAGCCAGAAAATCACAGGAGATCATTATGCTAACCGATATTTTTTACCTGGGCGGCTTTGTCTTAGGACTTTGCCTAGTGCTTGTTTTTGGCTGGCTGTTCATGGTTGTCGGTACGGCAGCAATGGCGGTTTATCAGAAACGCAATGTAAGAGAAGCGATTCAACCGCTACTCGATGAATTTTAACTTTCCTGCTTAAAGGGACGGAAGGAGCCAATCTTATGAACGCAATACAACAAAACCCGTTTGACTTATTCGGTGACGCTCATACGCAAACCGAATTACCTCTTTCGCAAGCTACACATTTTCAGGCGCCACAGTTTGATGACTTCGAAGATGAAGACACACTGTACGTTGAACCTCGAACTACGTCAGCCATTGCACCAGGCATTTACTACGACCTCAGCAATCGCGATTACCACCGCGATGACAGCATTTCAAAGTCCGGCTTGGATTTGATCGACGAAAACCCAAGTCAGTTGATTTGGTCAAAGAATGCACCTCGCGATGTTGAGAAAGAAAAGCCGCTCGATTTTGGCACTGCTGTTCACACCCTGCTTTTAGAGCCGGAAAAGTTCAACGAGCAATTTGTTATCGCGCCAGAGTTAAACCTACGCACCAACGCAGACAAGGCAATATGGGCACAATTCAAAGAGGAAAATGCCGATCGCACCATCATGACTTTTGATGAAAACCGAAAGCTTCAAATTATGCGTGAATCTGTGTTTGCCCACCCCGTTGCAAGAATGATTTTCGAGGCAGATGGCTATAACGAGGCGTCGATATTCTGGCAAGACAAAGGCACTGGCGAGCGCTGCCGAGTGCGCCCAGACCGAGTAATAGATTTCAACGGTCGCCCTATTATCGTCGACGTTAAAAAGGTAGCGGGATTGGATCGGTTTGAAAAACACGCTGAGGAGTTCCGCTACTACGTTCAAGACGCTATGTATTGCGACGGTTACGAGCAGCACTTTGGTGTGAAGCCTGAATTCTGGTTTCTCTGTGTCAGCGACACAGTAGGCGCAGGAAAATATGAGGTTGAAGTGGTGCAGCTTCCCGACGAATGGAAAGAGATTGGGCACGAAAAATACCGTGAAAACCTCGAAACCTACTCCCACTGCCGACGTAACGACGATTGGCTGCATGTACGAACATTAGAGCGCCCACGTTGGGCGAAGTGAGAAGATTATGAGTAATGGAATATATCAAGATCAAAGTCGCTATCCGCAAAACACAGCACAGCAAAACCATTCCAACCCCTTCAACCAAGCACCACCTCAAACTCAAAACGAAAGCGCCAACACTGGTTCGATTGCCATTGAACAGCAACGCGCTATTGCTGAGGCCCGTGGTCAAATTCAACTAGCCAAGATGTTTCCCCGCTCAAACAGTGAAGCGTTAAGCGAATTAGTTGAAGCCTGCAAAAATTGGGACTTTGCAAAATCCGCTTTCTACTCAGTTCCTAATCGTGGCAGTGGCCCCTCTATCCGTTTTGCTGAAGAAGTAGCTCGCTGTTACGGCAACTTTGAATACGGACACCGTGAACTGTCGCGCAGCAAAGGGAAATCAGAGATTGAGGTGTTTGCTTGGGACAAAGAGAAAAACAATGTCAGCAAGCGGCAAATCACAGTCGAGCACATTCGTGACACCAAGACTGGCCCTAAGCCATTGCGCGATCAAGCGGATATTGATAACCGCATTGCTAACGTAGCGAGCAAGCAAATGCGTGGACGAATTCTGGCGATCGTACCCAAGACGTTCGTTGAAATGGGTTTGGCCGAATGCAGAAAAACGCTAGCCGGTAACAACACAGAGTCCATGAGCTCAAAAATAAGTCAGATGATTGTGGAATTTGGTGAGCTTGGCATCCGCCCCGATCAGATCACCGCATACATTGGGCACAACGTCGATGACTGTAGTGTTGATGACTTAACAGAACTCTTTGGCGTATTCAACGCCATCAAACAAGGCGCCAGAGTCAGCGACTACTTTGGCGGCAAAGAAGAAAGCCAGACGAAAAGTACAAGCCTTAAAAGCAGCTTGAAAACCAATTAGAAAATCAGGAGCACACGCCATGTCTAACGCAGCACTACAAACCGAAACCCAAGCGCCAACTACTGAGTTGGTTTTGCTTTCTTCCGTCCCTGCAAAAATCCAGTTCAACTTGCAGGAATTCCGCCAAAACATTCGCAACGAGCTGAAGAAATACGACCTCGTTGTTACCGTAGACACAGTGAAAGACGCCAAAGCATTGGCCGCTGATTTGAATGGTCAAGCGAAGTCGCTCAAAGATCGATTCAAAGAAGCCGCTGCCCTGGTTACTAAGCCGGTTGACGACCTTGGCTTAGAGGTAGCTGACATAGTAACCGAGATTTTAGAGTCACGCGAAAAGCTAACCGCTCAGATCAAAAAGTTTGAAGACGAGCGCAAGGTGGTTGTGCGTAATGCTATTGAAGAAAAACGCCTAGAGCTTTGGGACCAGCTCGAAGTGCAAGAAGAGTTCCGCAATGCACCTATCGATAAGCTAGTTAAGCTAACCGCATTAACAGATAAGGACAATCTAACAGCCGCCACCTTGCGCGATCTTCAATCACTAATCGACAACAACCGTCGCTTGCAGGACCAAACGGAAAAGCGCCTTTTATTACTTGAAAACCAATCCTACAAAGAGGGTTTAAAAGCACCACTTACACGCGAGCACGTTGAAAGTTTCTTGTTTGATGCTGAAGCATCCTATGCTGGAAAGCTCGCTCACATGATGACTTCAGAGCTAAAACGCCAAGCCGCAACCGAAGAAGCGACACGTCGCCAGGTGGCAGAAGAACAACAAAGGACACAACAAGAAGCCGCGCCAGAACCCGTACAGCAGGCCGAGCCAGTGCCGCAAAGATTCGCACCACCAACACAGCAAGAGCAGCTAGAGGTACGACTCAAGCAAGCGAAAGAAGCCCTACCTTATGCAGAAGGCAATCATAGCGAAGAACAGCGCAAAATCAGTGAAATGGAACATCAGCTAAGAGCGATGCAGCAACCAGCGCCAGTGCAGCACCAAGCCGAACAGGTGGACGTGATATTCACACCAAACGGCTCAATGGAAATGTTAAATCGAGTTCATACATCGAGAGAGGAAGCTTTTCAGGCGGCTCTTTCTGCCAGTGCCAATCAAGGTACCCTCGTTGATATTTGGACAAAAAATCAAGGGCGCGTGGCCATTGCCGATGGCGCTTCTGGTCGCGTTTACGTCTGGAACCAGTTCTAAACCCACAACCCACACATTTTAAAGAAGGAATTTAGCTATGTTGATTTTATCGAGAAGACTTGGAGAGACATTGGTTTTTGGTGACAACCGAGAAATTGAAGTCACCATTTTAGGCGTTAAAGGCAACCAGGTTCGGATTGGCGTAAACGCACCCAAAGAAGTGGCGGTTCATCGCGAAGAGATTTACAACCGCATTCAGCAAGAAAAACAGGGGTTACATGGGGGTGCAGCATGAACCACAGGTCAACCACCAAATTACGTGAACTTCAAAAAATGATAGCCGCTCAAACAGCGGCTTTTTTGAAGGCTGGCGGAAAGATTAAGCGCAATGAAATACAGCACGGTCGTGATCAACAAGCCAAACATGGAGGCTTTACGATTAACGGCAAACTAGGCAATCGCTTAAAGCAAAAACCAAACAAGAGTGAGGTGCACTAATGGCAAGGGGGGTGAATAAAGTCATCTTGATTGGCAACGCTGGCAACGATGCCGAAGTTCGTTACATGCCATCAGGCGCAGCCGTGGCAACCGTTAACATAGCAACAACAGAAAGTTGGCGCGACAAGCAAAGCGGTGAAATGCAAGAACGAACGGAATGGCACCGTATCGCTTTCATGGATCGCGGTAATTTCCGTCTTGGTCAGATTGCAGGTGACTTCATCAAGAAAGGTACCAAGGTCTATGTTGAAGGCTCTTTGCGTACTCGAGAGTGGGAAAAAGACGGCATTAAGCGCTACACGACCGAGATTATAGCAAATGAAATGCAGTTGCTTGATAGTCGTAGTGATGGCGGGACTCAAGGCGGGAATCAGCAACAAGGCGGTTATGGTCAAGCGCCACAGCAAGGCGGCTATGGTCAGAACCAACAGCGACCACAGCAACAAAATAACCAGCAGGCTCAGCCGCAAAGCTACGGCTCATGGGGGAACCAGCCGAACAATGGTTATGCCAATGCTCAAGGCGGTGCACAACAAGGTGGATTCAATCAGCCACAAGGCCAACCCCAAGCCAGCAATCAACGTCAGGCCGCGCCACAGCAGCAGCGCCCACAGCAGGCGCCCAACTTCGACGACTTTGACGACGACATACCTTTTAACTAAGACGGCCAGCGTGACCGTCGTTAAACAACTCACCATCTAAACACAGCCAGGCGCGAGTGCAGCTAGCCATAGACGCGCCACACAGAACGACCAATATCTATTTAGCAGCTTAGATGCGGAGGTGCCTCAATAAACCCTACCCCGCAGGCAAAGCCGTGCCCGCTACGTCAGTGCGAACCCTTAACCCAAAGCAGCCAAGGATAAAAATGAAACTCCTTAAAAAAATGCCGGTTTGGGCAATAGCCCTAATCATTTTTTTGCTCGTCTTTTTCGCTTTTAAAGCGACTAACTACGTGCAAAACCGCTACAGCTGCTACGCAAAGTGGGCTGATAGCACAATCGAATCCAAGTACACCATACGTGGTGGGTGCCTAATCAAGCACAACGATAACTGGATACCTTCCGAAGTCTACCGAGTTAATTAACCAAAACCTTAAAGGAAAATATCATGCTTAAATTTTTCAAGAAAAAAACTGCTGCCGCAAAAGTAACGCTTCACAAGGTAGAAAACCGCGACCTGATGGAAGCTATTGTTGCAGGTGCGATTCTAGTTGCTTATGCCGATGGAGATTGCTCTCCCGACGAACTCTTAAAACTTCAGGACATTATCGAGAGTAACGACAACCTGAAACACTTCGGCTCTGACATTGGCTCAACTATCGACAAATACAGCGCTATGTACGAAAGCGGCAAACGCATTGCCAAAATGAAGTTAATGAAAGAGCTTGCCGATGTATCGGCCGACGAAGAACAGAAAATCGAAGCATTCATTATCGCCATTGAAATTGCTGATGCAGATGGTGAGATTGATGAGAAAGAAATTGCTGTATTAAAAGAAATAGGCAAACAGTTTGGTCTCAACCCAGACAGCTATATCTAAATAACCTCTAGCCCACCAACACACCGGTGGGCTCTTTGATTTGCAGCCAGTAGGTGGTGCCACACCTAGCTTGGCACAGCGCCCATAAGTAGCTTGGGTTTGGCTGCAATTCAAAGCGCCCATTAGCGCCCTCTTCATTTCTCAAACCAACTTGCCAAAGGTAAACAAAATGACTCTTAAACTAGCAAATGAGGCGCTTAATGCCGCCTTTCGTTTGTCGAATTACACACCAGAAAGCAAAAACTTTCATGACGTATACGGTGATGCTGTAGAAGCCGAAATAAAGCTTATTTATGCAGCAATAGAAAACGGCATGAGCCAAGAAGATAGTATTCGTGCGAATGAAACTATCAAGCGACTTATGAGCCAAGGTAGTCGTTACTCATACCGTACAGCATTGGAGCAAGCAGCATGAAAGAGCTCCCTATTCTATTCAACACCGACATGGTGAAAGCCATCCTAGATGGCCGCAAAACCCAGACGCGTCGACCTATAAAACTACAACCTAAAGTTGATGGAAGAAATGTGTCTTGGGATGGAAAGTTGTTCGGTAAAGAAACAACTTTCACAGAAACAATAGAAAAATACTTAAGCAAATGCTGCCCTTTTGGAAAGCCAGGCGACCGATTATGGGTACGTGAAGCTTTCGGGAAACACATACGAAATGTTGGCGGCACCCCTCATGAATCCGTTGTATACAAAGCAACAGATCCAAGAATACCAAGCTGCTATGACTGCAATGGAAACGAGCTCCCAATGCAGTGGATCGAGCCACATAAAATGCCTCACTGGACTTGCCGCTTATTTCTGGAAGTCACCAATATACGCATTGAGCGAGTCCAAGATATAACTGAAGAAGACGCCTGGGCAGAAGGTTGCGAAGGGTACGACGATGACGTTACTGGAGGGCAGTCAGGCTATAGCGAATTCATGAATTTGTGGGATTCGATTTACGCAGAAAGCGAAGAAAAAAGCGTTATAGCCAACCCTTGGGTATGGGTAATTGAATTCAAAATTGCTGAACTGAAGACAGCCAAACAGGGAGAATAATCATGCATTTTTTCAACGCCCAACACGGCCAATTAGATTTACACCTACCTCAAGAGCTTATCGTAGACAATTTCGCAGGCGGTGGCGGTGCTTCTACTGGCCTAGAAATGGCATTAGGCCGCCCTGTTGATATCGCAATCAACCATGATGAAATTGCGATCAAGACACACGCGGAAAACCATCCGGACACGATTCATTATTGTGAATCTGTTTGGGATATTAACCCTGCAAAAGTGTGCAAAGGTCGCCCTGTCGCGGTCGCTTGGTTTAGCCCTGACTGTAAACACTTTTCAAAAGCGAAAGGCGGCAAGCCGGTTGATAAAAACATTCGTGGCTTGGCATGGGTTGCTGTTCGGTGGGCGGCAACTGTTAGACCTAAAATCATCATGCTAGAAAACGTCGAAGAATTTAAAACGTGGGGACCAGTAAAAGACGGTGAACCTCTGTTAAATCAAAAAGGAGAAAGCCAAAAAGGCAAGACCTTTAAAAATTTTGTCAGGGAATTAATTAAGCTTGGTTACAAAGTTGAATGGAACGAGCTACGCGCAAGTGATTATGGCGTACCGACAACTAGGAAGCGTTTCTTTCTAATTGCCCGTTGTGATGGCCAGCCAATCGCATGGATAACACCAACACACGGCGACCCGAAATCATTAAAAGTGCAAGCTGGAAAGTTAAATGGCAAGTTGAAGCCTTGGATGACTGCTGCAGACATTATCGATTGGTCACTGCCATGTCCTAGTATTTTTGACCGCAAGCGCCCTCTTGCTGAGAACACATTAAAGCGCATCGCCAAGGGCTTGCAGCGCTTTGTGATTGAATCTGACAAGCCATTCGTGGTGCCGTCATTTATTACAGAGCATGCCAACGCCAGTAATCAGCGCAACATGCCAATAGACGAGCCGGTGCGCACTATTTGCGCCCAAGTAAAAGGCGGTCATTTTGCTTTAGTTCATGCAAAGTTATCTCCATTTATTGTTGGTGCTGGCGGACCAGAATATGCAGGAAAGCCAAAATCTGCAAACGTTCCACTTAACACGATCACTACACAAAATCATTCACAAGTCGTTACTGCGTTTTTAGCCAAGCACTATGGCGGCAATTACACAGGATCAGGAATCAATATGCATTCACCGACAGACACAGTTACAACCGTCGATCATCATGCACTTGTAACAAGTCATTTAATTAAAATGCGCAACAACAATTACGGATCGCCCGTTTCTGATCCGGTACCAACAATAACGGCTGGCGGCAACCATATTGGCGAGGTTCGCGCATTTCTTGTTAAGTATTATGGTACGGGCGAAGGTTGCTCCCTTGATGAACCATTGCACACAGTAACAACAAAAGACCGTTTCGGCCTTGTCACGATTCACGGTGAAGACTACCAGATCGTTGATATTGGAATGCGTATGTTGTCACCAAGAGAGCTTTACCGCGCCCAAGGCTTTCCAGATTCGTACATTATTGACCAGTTAAGCGATGGTACAAAGCTTTCTAAAGCTGCCCAAGTGCGAATGTGCGGGAACTCTGTTTGCCCACTACTTGCCGCTGCGCTAGTTAAAGCAAACACACACACAGCACAAACCACAAAACAAACCAAAGCAGCATAAAGCCATAGGAGAATAAGATGAATTCAGATATTAATAAAATTGAAGCTTCTCTTGCTGAAAAGATCGAGCTGCTAATACAAACCCTAAGCAAACCCAAAGTAGCAGACAACAAAACCCTATGGGGGGCCGACGAATGCGCTGCTTACCTTGGGTTATCAAAGAAAAAATTCATGGGTGACGTTGCCTGCAAGCGTACCTTCCCACAAGCAAGAAACGTAGGTGGCTCAGAGAACCGCACCAACTGGCGTTGGGTCGCCAGCGACGTAATGTCCTGGGCACTGGCTCAAAAAATCACCACCAAGCATTGAAGTAATCAGCAGCCACAAAAAACCGCCAGCAATTGAATTGTTCAACTATTGGCGGCCACTTCTATGAGACAGTTTTATCTTAAATATTTAAAGCTTATAACTGTTGGAAAGTTTCATTTAGATCATATATCGTTTTGAGCTCATAATGAAAGTAACCATCCATAAGCTGAGAGTCAACATGGCCACTCCCTCTAGCATCACTGGCGATTAATTCTCCGTCATTGTTTTTACGCTTACCAGCAGAAAAAAACTTTGAGTATCTAAAAGGAGAAACACCTGTAAAATTTTCGAAAAAAACTTTATTACCCTTAGAAGCTATTGATGAATTATCATCCAATTTAGGTTCTTTGTGTTCAATAGCATCAGAATGCAAATCAAGGGCTAAGCTTTTTTCATATGGTTCGATATAAACAACCCTTTTTATACCTGCAGCAACAATATGTCTCGCACAAACATGGCACGGATAAGTAGTAGTATAAAGAATTTTATCAACAGAACTTAATGAAGAGTTCCGAGCTAAGCTTGTTATTGCATCCATTTCAGCATGTACAGCCCTAGAGTATTCAATAAGTGATTTAGCTTTGCTTTCTTTCATGATCTTATTAGAGATTAATTCAGATAATTCTTGAACATCTTTATCAATTTCACTTCGCAAGGAGGTTTCTACAATCTTTCTAATTTCACTTTCTAGAACAGATTTATGAAAATCATTACTACATCTTTTTTCTTCATAATTATAGCAGCGTAGATCCTTATTACCATCAGAATATAAACCACCATGAGCTTTAGGCACATCATTTCTACCAGTAGAAACAATCCCACCTTCATCATCTAAAATTGCAGCTCCAACTTGACGTGACATACAAGCTGATTCTAAAGATGCAGAATAGGCAGCATACATTCCTTTCTCATCAACTGTCGGTGTGATTACATTAGATCCATGCACTAACTTTAAAAAGCGCTTAACACTTAACTCAATCATATTTGCTTCACTAGAGTTATTAATGAAATAATCAGATTTTTGAATTGTTTTCTCTAGTTGCTGACCTGTTGAAGCACTCTCTTTTCTATCTCTTTCTAATAATGCAACAATATCCGGAAGATTTAATTGTTCACGAGTAAGTTCTTTTATTCTTTGTTTTTCACCTTTCAAAACACCTACAAGATAAAAAATATTTCCATAAGCTTGTTTTAAATACTTAACCTCTTGGTCATTTTTAAGCTGATTAATTATATAAGCTCTGCGAGTCCCTGTTTTAATTGTGTCTTTTTCAACATTTCCACTAACAACTCTTGATTTGCTTATCTTCGAAATTGCAATACGAGCTAATATGTCAGAACCAAATTCCCGACGCATTTCATTGCCTTTGTCCTGAAGCTCAGTATACCTTTGAACTCCTGATAACAACCCTAACTTATAATACTCACGAATAACATCACTTAGACCGATTTCAACAACTTCATACTCATATGCTTCTAGAGTTTCCTTAAGTTTACTATTAATAGCTTTTAAACCCGCTCCAACCGTACCACATAAACCGATTACTAACTCTTGAGACTGCCTTTTAGATATTGACTCAAATGTAGATTCATTTTCTTTAAAAGCTAAAGATATTTTTTCGGCAGGTAGAGACATTAGCCATCACTCCATTAAGGTTATATCAAAAAATTTAAATCATATTAGACATGACAAAAAACGCCACATGAGAAGTGGCGTTTATAAGATTACATATAGATGGGCGTTACCAAGTCAACTTCTGAGCCGAGTTCAATAATTGAGCTATAGCCTTTTCATTTTCATTTTTTATTGAATAAAATCTGAAATTTACAACATTATTTTGATTTTTTTCATATCTGGTAAACTCTGAAGATGCACTAATATTAGCACTCGAACTATCACCAAATAAAGGCAGGATGTTTGATTTAGTTTGTAAATCTAGATTATTAAAGTTTTTATCAGCATCCATTGCAAACTCCATTTAATTTAAATAATAAGAAATTTTATTTAGTTATATTAAAACTAATTAATAAGACGAAAAGTCTTCAAGCGAATATTCATAGCAGTTGTAGAAACTTCAAAATAACTTGCTAGCTCAGAGATTTTATAACTCACGCTCCCGGTTAAATTGTTATATTTCTCTATAACTTGATCTTTAGGCAGCAATAAAGCTGCTGCAAAACGATTAGCTTCAACTTCATGTGAATCTTTGATATTACTATTTTTATTTTCACAATCTGAAGTACGATACGCAATACTATCTGTAATTCCTGTTCCCATAAGATGACGATGTAAAATAAAGTGTCCTATCTCATGCGCAATAGTAAAACGCTGGCGGTACTCTCCATGTTTTTTATTTACAGTTATCTCAAATTTGTTCTCTTCTTTTCGCTCTATCTTACCAGACATGTTTTCTGGCAATCGTTTTCTAGATAGCTTTATACCTAAATCAGAACATAATTGATCTAAGTCTACAGGTTGGCTAAGCATTGCCTCATTCACGATCTCAAAGCTATTTTTCATAATGCCCTCCTAAACTCCCTCACCCGGCCCGGGTGCAATATCATCATCATCATCTTCATCGTCATTTGCAGCTTGCAAACTATGTTGAAAAAGTTCTGCATAATCATCAAACAATACAGGAACAGAAGCTTCCATATACGATGCGACCTGACCATCCAGTTTTGATGTTAACCCTTCTTTGTAACTTTCAAAGCACTCTTCGGTCGTTTTTTTCGCAATATATTCAGCCCTATCTTTTAAGTGCATAAAACCAAAAATACCTAATATTGCAAATACAACACTAATAGCTGTCATTGCTAACGACGCCATATCCATTCTACCTAGCTGCGCTGCTATGCTCACAGCATCAGCATGCACATGTGTCGCTATTGGCGAGGATGTCATAATCTCAATCCCTTTTTCATCAACCGTCTCAGCAATTGCTTTGCTAACAACGGAAATAGGTACTGGTACCCAATTGGCACCACCATGATGAATGAACCAAAAACCGGCAATAACTAATGTAAAAATAGTCCAAAACCAATGAACTAATTTAAAGGTTTTTTTAACCACTGCTCGCTTCCCTACCACTACATATAGTGCCAGCGCTTTGAAAAAACACTACATATAGTATTTTTAGTACCTTTATTAACGAAAACAACCGCTCTAAGGCGGCTATTTTGATCTCATAAAACGATTATATTATTGATTGAAGTCTAATCTGCCAAGACAAACAAAGACAAACTTCGAATGAAATCAGTTTACCCTTAACCGTCACATTGGGAAAGAAAAACTAACATTTAAAGAAGCTATTTGACCTATTCTGAGAGCTTAAAGAACTCTTAGTCATTGTCTTTATTACTGTTTATATGGAAAAACACATCAGTCTAACATTAACGCTATATCACCCATATCTGGTGCATAGTACACCCTTTGTAAGATTCTTAGGTCTGTATGACCTGATATCTTGGCCAAATTGAGCACGTCAACTTTGGCGGCTAGTCGCGTTAGTGCTTCACGTCTTAGGTCGTGAAAGTGTAGATCGTCTATTAGGCACTTGTTACGAATCTTCCTGAAATTCACATCAAGGGAATCTGACTTTAGGTTAAAGGCTTTTTGCTTGCAATCATCCAGTGTCTTGAGTTTTTCCAACACCTTCACCGCTGTGGTAGATAACGGGACAGTTCGAGGGTTACCGTTTTTTGTTTTAGGTAAGTGAACTGTACGCCTTTCAAAGTTCACGTCTTCCCAAGTAATGCCGCAAATCTCACCAGCTCGCATAGCGGTTTCAATAGCAAAGACTATGGCCGCACCAATTCGCTCGCTTTTTGACTCTGGCGGTACGTCTATGTTGTATTGCGTGGCGATCATTAGTTGTTCAAATTCACCTGGCTGTAGCCTTCTCGTCCTTGCCTCAGGCTCTTTAGGGCGCTTAACCCTAGTCATTGGGTTTTCTCTTAACCATCCCCATTCCTTCGCACACTGGCTACAAATAGCGGAAAGAACGGTCCACTCACGCAGCACAGTGCCAACAGCCACTTTTTGTAGGCGTCGGTCTCGCCATTCGGCAAAGTGTTTAGATTGGAGGTCTTGGAGGGAAATAAAACAAAGTGGGTCTGCTGGTTCGTCAGCACTTTTGCCCAACCAACGCTCAATTCTTCGGATTTCGAATTTCTGGCCACGTTTGGTCACACTGACGGTATCACGGTAGCGTTCTAGTGCTTCACTGAAAGGACGATCTGGAATATCAGAGGAAGTGCTTTCTTTTGCTTCGCGCTCTAGATCAGACGCCCACGCTTGAGCTTCACGCTTTGTAGAAAAACCACGCTTCGTCTTACGCTTACCTTTCACACTCACTTGAGCGCGCCATGAACCATCATCTGTTTTAAAAATAGACGCCAC